TATTATATGTTTTACTTAAAAATGAGTTGCTAAAGGACAACTCTCGGGTGTGAATCCCGATTTTTGATTTTACTTGGTTGTCGCGGCGACTTCGGTCGTCCAATGAAGTTGTGGTATAGGCGCCTGGTAAGCTATACAAGCTCGCAAGCAAGGAGCGACGGGTCCTTTTTTCTTTCTATGTTTGAGATAACTTTTCAGCCCTTCGTGTACCAAGCCTCTGGGGAGTAATAAACACCAAGCAGGTTCAAATCCTGCAACTTCGCAAATCAAAAAACAATGTTGATTATGAAAATACTGATTTTTGCATTTTTGACAGTGTTTGCGCTGTTCGGCTTGGCTGCAATAGTGCAGTCGGTGATTGACGTGTTCAATAAAACAAAGGGTTAAAGTCATGGGAAGACCGAGAGGGTGCCATGATTGCCAGTGGGGAAACTGGCCCGAGATGTGTAAAGACCCGAAGCGAGACCCGAAGTCAAATTATTGTTGCTGTCAGTGGGAATGGCGATACGAATAAAAAACATATGGTATGAATATAAGCGAAGTATATGAGCGCATCCGAGAACGAGAGTCGGGCGCAAGTGCAGAGTCTCGTACACGAGCAGAACTGCACATACAGAAGATCAAGGAACTCCGAGAGAAGCACAAGGCGTTTATCAAGATGCCGCACACGAAAGCGTGCGATATGATAAAATACTGCCTTGCCATTGACAGAAACCTCGGCATCAACCGAATACATAAAAATGCGTTCGGGTTTATCTTCTTCAAATATCAGTAACTAATTTTCTAAAAACATAAGGCAATGAGAACAAGAATTGCAGTGTGGTACGAAACCACAGTACGCTACGAACGTCAGAATGACGACAACACAAACAGCATCACTACGGAAGCATACGCCGTGGACGCATTGAGCTTTGCGGAAGCGGAACAGAGAATTACAGAGGAAATGGAATCGTATTGCTCGGGCGAGTTTGACGTGAAGAAAATCGCAATCGCTCCGTATGCCGAGGTGTTCTTCTCCGAAGACGAAGGTGACGACAAATTCTTCCGTGCAACCGTCGCAATGATTACGCTTGACGAGCGTACCGGCAAGGAAAAGAAGACCAACGTAAACTTCCTCGTTCAGGCGAAAAACATCGAAACGGCACGCAGATATGTCGTAGACGCGTTTCTCAATACGCAGATTGACTACGAAATCAATCGCCTCGTAGAAACAAAGATACTCGATGTGTTCGAGAAGTAACAATAATCATAAAAACAGCATAGCAAATGGAAAATAACGAATACGAAGTGCTGCAAGTGCAGCATGATCAGAACATCGTTCAGTTGGACGCAGTAGAGCGTGCCAACGTGGACTCGCAGGTGGCAACCGCAAAGCAATATCCGAGAAACGTTACACGAAGCATCAACGACTCAATCGCTATGGCGACTATGGATGTAAATACAGCGCAGAGCTGCGGTTACGCCCTTCCTCGCGGTGGCAAGCCTATCACCGGCCCGAGCGTGCATCTGGCTAAGTTAATCGTATCCAACTGGGGAAATATCCGTGCCGAAGCAAAGGTTGTTCAGATTACCGACAAGCAGGTTATCAGTCGTGGTACATGTTGGGACTTGGAAAACAATGTGGCGACCGCTTTCGAGGTTCGTCGTTCAATCGTAGGCAGCAGTGGCAAGAGATATTCGGATGATATGATTACCGTTACAGGTAACGCAGCAAACGCTATCGCATACCGCAATGCTGTATTCTCTGTTATCCCAAAGGCTGTTACCGATAAGGTATATCAGGCAGCACAACACTGCATCACCGGCGACCTCTCTGACAACGATAAGCTGATTGCTACACGCAAGAAGTGCATCGACTACTTCAAGGACGAGTACGGCATCACAGAAGAGGAGGTTATAATGATTTGCGGAAAGCAGACCGTCAACCAAATCAAGGCTGAACAGATTGCTCTGTTGCGCGGCGTAATACAGTCGCTTGTAGACGGCGATACCACCGTCGAGGAGCTTATGAAGCCGTACCGCAAGGAAGAGAACAAGAAGAACGTCGCTGCCAAAGCAGCCGAAACCGCAGTGGCCAATGCTGCGAAAAAGGAGGCTAAGGCGTGATTGTCGACGACGTAGAGCAGAGGAGTGTTGCATGGCAACGCTCCCGCTTCGGAAATTTTACAGGTTCTGAAGTTCACAATCTTATGAAGTCGGGTCGCAAGAAGTATGAAGCGTGGTCCGAAACGGCAAAGAGTTATATGTACAAGGTAGCCGCCGAGCGCCTGTTCAACCCCGACTTCCTCAACGATGACGATGTGTTTGATGATTACCTTCATCAGACGAACTTCACCTCCAAGGCTATGCAGTTCGGCATTGAGCAGGAGCAGTACGCCCGAGAGACCTACATCAAGCTCAACAACGATGTCGAGGTGTTCGAGGTTGCATCCTGCAAGCACGATACCATACCACACTTCGCAGCCTCGCCCGACGGCATCGTAAGAGGCGCAGACTTGAAGTGTCTGGAAATCAAGTGCCCTAACATCGCAACTCACATGATGTATGTGGATAAGATACACGACGGCGCATCACTGAAAGAAGTCAAGCCCGAATACTATTGGCAGACGATGGCAGAGATGGCTTGCACCGGCGCAACGGAAACGGACTTTGTATCCTATTCGCCGTGGCTCCTGAACCCTATACATATCGTAACCATTCCGCGCAACGACGAGGACGTCGCGCTGCTTGAAGAGCGCGTGAAGCTCGCAAACGCTTTCGTGGAAGAAATCATTAACAAGTCTAAATCCTAAAAATTATCATGGACGTAGTAGGAAAAATCATAGCAGCTCTGCCACCCAAAAGTGGCACGTCGCAGTCAACCGGCAAGCCGTGGCAGGTCAACACCTATGTATTGCAGACCACCGAGCAGACACCGAAGAATATCGCCTTTGACGTGTTCGGCGCGGAGCGTGTCGAACAGTACAATCTCAAAGTAGGCGATATGGTTACGGTGTCAATCGACATCGACGCTCACGAATACAACGGACGATGGTACAATCAAATCAGAGCATGGAACGTCGTAAACCATGCTTCGGCACAAAAGCCGGCTGCACAACCATCTCCCGCACCGCAACCAGGTGCCCTGTTTCCGCAGCCACCTGCATCAGGAGCACAGCCCGCACCGTCAGCAGGAACTGACAAACTGCCCTTTTAACGTTCGCAAGTACGTTCTGTGGGCACAAGCCAACCTAAATGCTATCATAGTAGGGTAGGGTCACTTCCCTGCCCTACAAACTAAATAAAAGTCATTGTTATGAAAAACAGAATTTCCCTCGATTTATCAAACATGGAAGCCTTCAAGGAACTGACCAACATACAACTTGGCGAGCTTATGAGGGCTGTATTCGCTTACGCTTCCGACGGCACGATGTTGTCCGAGGATACCGACCAAGCCGTTCGTGTCGCGTTCGCCTTTCTGAAGGCGGACGTGGACGCGGAACGCGACTCGTACAAAAGACGCTGCGAGCGCAACAAAGAGAACGCACGCAAGCGTTGGGCGAAGCGTAACAAACGCAAGACAAACACGCCTCAAACTCCTGCATCCGCACCACAGGAAAAGGCCGCAACGGTAGACTACGAAAAGCTCGTCGCCTATTGGAACCGCCGTGTGGACGAAACGAAGTCCTCGATGGCAAAGGTGCTCAACATCACCCCGTACCGCAAGAAGCTGATCGAGGAGCGACTTGCGGAATATAACAACGACAACAAGGCATTACAGAAGGTACTTGACAAGGCTCTCGCAGACCCTTACCTCAATGGCAAAAACCCGTCAAAATGGGTTGCTGATTTCAACTGGCTACTGAAACCCGAGAACTTCTCACGGCTTGTAGAGAGTGGTGCTACTACTCCAAATGAGCCGAAACCGCAAGCCATTAAGACCAGGATTACCGAAACAGATTTGGCAAGCGAACACATGGAAGCGCAACGACACAGAGAGGAAATAGAGTTCACACGCGCTGAACAGCAACGTAACAACCTCCTCGCAGCTACCAAGGCTGCTGACAGAAACCCCAACTGCCTGCAAGCGAAGATGGCATACAACGCCTACAAGGACGGCACGCTTGCAAAGCTCGGAATTGAATGGACTCCTAAAACATCAACAAATGGCACTGAAAGACGAGATACAGAAATGGCTAAGAGAGCATCCTGACGCAACAGTTGAGGAAGCGATATGGGCAGGAGCATACATCGAGATAGATTTATGGTGCAATAAAATAAAATGACAATGACAACAACCGGAATAATATTACTCGTAGCCTACGTCGCTTTTGTGGTAGGATCAATCGGCTACACAATCGGCTTCCTTCACGGAAACTCCGCAAAACATAGCGAATATAATGAACTTTAGCCTATGGAAACAATGGATAAAGAAGTCTACGAAATCAAGAAAGACGGCATGACGCGAGCAGAACGTAGAGCATACCAAAGAAATCTGAAGAAGTATGACAAAAGTAAAGATTGGAAAGACAGCCATCCCGCTGCCCATTGATGACAAACCCGACATCATTCGTTATATCGTCAAATACAAGAAACACTGGTGGAGCAGATGGAAGTATGTCAAGGAACATGGCGTACCGAAGCTGTACACGAAAGAAGAGATAGAGAAACTAATCCCTAAGTACACGGGAGCGTAATCAGGATTGCCAAGTTGCAACCTCCGTACAACGTAAATAACGGACACTGGCGTGGACGTGTGAGAAAAAGGAAAATTCTACCACCACGCATTTAAACTAAAAACAACAGATATGGCAAACGAAAACAACAAACCTTATTTTCTTTTGGTGTTCGAGAGAGGTGACACCATGCCGACTATTATGTCAGCGGAAACAATATCCGAGATATACCCAAACGCTTACGACAAAACAATGGATATTATAACCGTAAATGGCGATAATATGGGCTTCGAGAACGTCGAGTCTTTCAAAATGGTTCCTGCCGAGGAAATTAACTTTAACATGTAACAACAACAGATATGAAGAAAACAATCAAAGAATTTATTAACAGGCTGCGCGATGCGTGGTCTATAATAAGAGGGCACAATTATGTTTTTATTCGCTATGACGAGGACACAAGCGAACAAGAGATGTTCCGCATGATAAGTGCTGTCTTTGGCGCACATTGGCTTAGAAACGACGACAATGTGAATTATTTCTCCCGGGCAAATGTGTTGTTTGACTTACTGGATGACACAAACAGTGTCATGCTGCTCACAAAGGAAGCTGACGGCAGGCTGACTTACTGCTACGACTGCAAGTCGGAAGAAGATTTCAACGACTTAATCAACATGGAGGTGAAGTAATATGGAAAGTGAGCTTTATTTTATCTACATGAATGGCAATAGCTACTTCAAAGTTGAAGATGGCGTTGTCTATTCGCAAGGCAAGAAGACCGACGTATCGCCCGACAAACTCTCCGACTTCCTTGCAATAGCGAAGGAGCTTGGATTTATAACTGGTAAGCTATGAAAGTCGTACTGACATTAGACAACGGAGAGAAATTTATCGCAGATATTTATCCTCTCCAAGGCAAGAAACAACACAGACCACGTTTCCACGACGAGTACGAACGTTGGTTTGTAGAAGAGTTTAACAAGGCGCAGCCACGAGCTGCCCACAAGGTGGTGAAGGCGCACATACTAAGAAACTAATAATACAATAATATGACAGAAGAAAGATTTTACTGCGAACGCCCGAGATGTAGCGTTCACAACAAAAAGACGAAGGCTCTTGCAAACAGCTTGGAGTTCTTCAAAAACGCCGAGTTTGGTTTCGGTGAGGACTTTACTCCCGAAATGTTTTTCGACCGCCTTAAAGAAGGCGTTGCAAGACTCAACTGCAAATACAAAGGCAGAGAGATTGAGGTCACGATGATGCGCTTCGGTGGTACAATATCGTACGACTTCAAGGACAATCCTAACAGCGACGCCTGTCTTGGTGGCTTGACTCTTATGCCAATAGTAACAACTATTTACAACATAAACAAGTTTAAAGTCGAATAATGATAGGAATAGTATTAACAATCATTAATACCGCCTTTTTTGCGGGAACATGGTACTTTCTCGGCAGAGGTTCGATATACGCAAAACTAATTAAGGAATTACGAGAGGCGTTAGAAGTCATAGGCGCGCAGGAAACTATGATACAGGCTTACAAAATGAAGTATAACACAGAGAAAACGGAGAAAATGGAAAACAAAATTAACATTGCGGAAATACTCCGCGATATGCCAAAAGGCACAAAGCTATATTCGCCGCTGTTCGGCAAATGCGAGCTTGAAGAAGTTATTAACGACAAAGAGTATCAAATCTCTGTTTATATTGGAGGTGAACAGGCGTTTAGAACTTTTACAAAAGACGGTTGTTATTTTTCTAACATAGAGGGTAGTGGATGCGTCCTCTTTCCTTCTTCAAAGATGCGTTGCTGGAGCAAGTTCTTCAAGCGTGGCGATATTGTGTATAATCCACACAGCCAAATGTACGCTGTATTTGAGTGCTGGGCAAATGATGATTACACAGAGTTTAATACCACAATCAACTATTATGATGACCATACATTTGGAGAAGAAGAAGTCTGCACCACGAATTGCTTTGTAAAAGCTACCGACAAACAGAGAGTAGAGTTTATTGAAGCGGCAGAAAAGCACTATGGCGGCAAGTATAACCCCGAAACGCTGCAAGTAGAGCCTGTTAAGGTTGCTGAACCTAAGTGTTCGTTCAAGCCGTTCGACAAGGTGTTGGTGAGATATAACGAAGATAGCGTATGGCGTTGTGAATTCTTCTCTAACTACAATACATTCAATAAACGATACCCTTACGTCTGTTTATCAGGTGTCTACAAGTACTGCATCCATTACGATGGCAATCAACACCTTTTAGGTACGGATAAATCTCCCGAATAACAGCATGGCAAAAGACTTCTCGCTTGCAAATGTCAATTTCCGCGAGACAGGACATATCGCTTTCGAAGACGAGTATATCACATCGTATGTGTCAACGGACATCGTGCCAAAGATATACATGAGCGTGAATACTCCTCGTGACGCAACAGGGCTTGTTTCAGGCAAGCCTAAGCGTTACTACCGCACACGATACAGTCACTGGGTAACGGAAAAGACATTTGCCAAGCAATATCAGAAAATAAGAGAAAAATTCTAAGTATGATAAATCTTTCTTTAAATGTGCACGACTTCCTCAATGCGGTTGAGGGTTTCGCAAGAGGTTCGCACCTCCGGCAGCACGTCTGGCAGGAGATTGTATATAAATCAATTCCACAGATGTCAGACGACGATATGGACTTTCTTTGGTTCTATATGCGCCGCGACATCTTCGAATGCTACTTCTACGAGCTAAACGGTAAGAAGAACACGCATTTCGGCTATGAGGATTTTATGCACGCGCTCGCTGCTTTGCACAGAGGAAACCGCTACATGGTGACATTTTACAACGAGATAGAGCACAAGCAGCTCCAAGCTCTCTGCTACCGCTTTGAAGGCGAATATCATCCGCTTTATCTTTACATCGGGGGCAAGGTAGTCGGCAAGACGAAGAAAAGCAGCGGCTTGCAATCGTTCAATGCGTCTGTTCCGAACGAGTGGATAAAGGCAGTTGCAAAGCACAAGATGCCCGAAAACGAACACGTAGAACTCGGCAGAGAAGAATGGTGGAATGACTTGGAAATTTACGACAACTTTAAAACAAAATTATTATGATTGACGAAAAGAAAATACAAGAAGCAGCAGTCGGCAAGTTTAATGTAGGAGGCTTGGTGAATACTGTCGAACGAATTGCCTTTAAAGAAGGTGTTGAATGGTTTAAGAAAGCTCTTTGGCATAGCCAGGATGAAATTCCAGAAGATGGAAGGATAATTCTTGTAAAGGGATGGTATGATTGCAAAAGGTCAGGAGATTATATCATAATTAATACTACCGAAGACATAAACTACAGTGATGTTGATCCTGATAGAAAGTTTCAATGGGAGTGCTTTTGTGAACGTGCTGTGACACCTATTACATGGTGTTACATAGAGGACTTGCTGCCTAACAAATAAATATCAAGTATATGGAACAGAGATATATAGCCGGTGATTGGGTGAGATATATAGGAGTAGCCTCACCAAGCGTCGTGCAAATTATAGAAGTGAGAGAGGAAAAACTTTTAATTGATCTCGGCGAATGTAACTGGTACCTTGCAGACCGCAGTGAAGTGGATTCTATCCGTTTAACTGGCGAAATTCTCGAAAATAATGGGTGGGAAAAGAGTCGCATATACTTTACGAATAGACGTATTCCAAGAATCAAACTTTGCTCAGACGAATCAGAATCCAAGTGGTCTGTTTTAATAAATGGCGACATTATGGGAGGTTATATCTATAATGTTCACGATTTACAGCATATCCTATTTGCCTTTCGGATTGAACAAGAAATAGAGGTGTAGGCATGAAAGATATAGACGAGATGTAGACAACTATGTAAAAACTACAGAATATGATTAAACCAGAAGACCTAAGAATAGGCGACCTTGTAATGGTCAGCAATGATAACTGCATGATACCCAAAGGAGCACTTTGCGAGGTTGTAGACATAGACTCCGAACGGGCATGTGAAGACAAGAAGGGGCTTGCGGGTCTGCTTCAAACTGTTAGAGAAGAATGGGAGTTCTCTCACGGTGTTTGGTGTAATAACATTGAAGGTATACCTCTTACGCCTAAACTCCTCGAAAAGAACGGGTTTAAGGAAGAGCAGCACCAAAAAGAAGGCACTTCGGAATGGTACGACTACTATCATTACGACCTCGGCATTAATATCGTGTACGAGGTCGAGGAGAAAGAAAGCAAGTTCGCCGTTTATCTTGACGGCAAAAAGTTACGAGAAATTAAATACATTCACGAACTCCAACATATCCTTTGGGCGTTGGGGTTGAACGCAGAACTAAAAGTATAAAAGAGATATGAAATTTGGTATTATTGATTTTATGACGGCATCGCTTCAGATAGCCTTCATCGTAATGAAACTCTGCGGAGCAATCAGTTGGTCGTGGTGGTTAGTTATGCTGCCCATTCTCTTGGTTGTAGTGTTTAACGTTCTCGTACTCCTTCTTTACGTTTGCATAGAGAAGTATAAGTCGCATCTACTCTTCAAGCAGTATGGCACCGACAATAAGTTGGCTATTCGCTTGAAAAAGATGCAGCAGGAAAGGGAGAATCTTATGAAGCAGAAGAATAAGTAATAATGTCTTAACGAAAATATAGAGCATGAAGAACGTAAAGATTTTTGCAAAGACTATCGAGGCGGAAGCAATGAAACAGATAGAAAACTTGGCAACGAGCAAGGCTTACCGCGACTGCAAGATACGCATTATGCCTGACTGTCATGCGGGTAAGGGATGCACAATAGGTACGGTAATTCAGACCGCCGGCAAGGTGGTGCCCAACACCGTGGGCGTTGACATCGGTTGCGGTATGCTCGTGTGGGATTTAGGCTTTGCCAACATCGATATGGCGATTCTCGACCGCATCATTAACGACAACATTCCAAGCGGATTCAATGTGCATGAGAAGCCTTTGTCGTCAGAGATGGTTGCCCTTATGCACCATGAAATACAAGAATTTCTTCCTTCGTGGGAGAAATACTTTGACCTTGACTATGTACTGCGTTCGCTCGGCACTCTTGGAGGTGGCAACCACTTTATTGAGGTGAACGTGGACGACGAAGGGTGCAAGTATCTCGTAGTACATTCGGGTAGCCGCAATCTGGGCGTAAAAATATGCCAACATTTTCAGCAGTTGGCATCAAGACAATGCGACAACAGTGAGGAACGTGGACGTATAATTTCTGAACTGAAAGCTCAGGGCAGACAGAGCGAGATAAACGATGCGCTGCGCCAGTTAAAACCCGTTTCTAAAGACATGGCCTACATTAGCGGTCCCACGCTTGGCAATTACTATGATGCCATGCGCATGTGTCAGCATTATGCCGACTTGAACCGTTTCCTTATGGCGCAAACCATAATTAAAAGTCTTGAACTAAAGTCTACAGGTCGTGTATTCACCACCGTGCACAACTACATCGACACCTTCGGCATCATCCGCAAGGGAGCAGTGAGCGCAAAGCGTGGCGAGCCATTGATTATCCCTCTGAACATGCACGACGGTTCGCTTCTGTGTACAGGCAAGGGCAACGACGACTGGCTTCAGTCGGCTCCGCACGGTGCAGGTAGACTAATGTCGCGCTCGGCGGCCAAGAAGCAGCTCAGCATGAAGGAATACCGACTACAGATGCACGACATTTACTCCACATCGGTATGCGAGTCAACAATCGACGAGTCGCCAATGGCGTACAAGCCTGCCGAAGAGATAGAATCGCTTATAGGCGACACGGTAGAGATAGTGAAGAGAATTAAGCCGATATATAACTTCAAGGCAAAATAACATAAAAGCGTAGAGTATAACAAAAATATGAAACAGTACACTGGAACAAAGACAGTGAAGGCTATGCCTATGACAATGGGCGAAGCCTACGAGCGCAAGCTCTTGAAAGAGGGTGTAAGACCCTCTGAGTGTGAAACAGACAAGGCTGGCTATCTCGTAGAGTACGAGGAAGGCTATCAGTCGTGGTCGCCAGCAGATGTATTCGAGAAGGCTTACAAGCCGTCTGAAACGTTTGTCAACAGAATGCTTCTTGAACTCGAAGACCTTGAAAAACGCATGAATAAATGCGATAACTTTCTTTCTTCGGATGAGTTCAGTGCTTTAGACGCACTTTCTCGTGCTTTGTTGACTGTGCAAAGAGGGGTGATGGGGCAATATTACTTTGTCTTGGCAGACAGATTTATAAAGGCAAATAAGATGAAAGCTAAGCTGTCCAATTTTACATTCGGCACGGCAGTACTTTATCTTAAAGCAGGTATGGCTGTCCGCAGAGCTGGTTGGAATGGCAAAGGCTTATTTGTTGTCAAGCAAGTGCCAGCCCATATTACAGCCGACATTATTCCTAACATGCAGTCACTTCCTCAGTCTGCCAAGGACATCATTATGGCACGTGCTGAGCCACACATCAGCTATACCAACCAGATGCTCATTGTACATCCAGACGGACGTGCCGACTCTTGGGTTCCGTCTTCGAGTGATGTATTTGCAGAGGACTGGGAGTTGGTAACTGAGTAGATGACACTTATAAATAAACGAAAATGAAAACATATAAATGGAAAATCACCGCTTTTGTGGTGTGGGTTGTCATAACGCTCATTGTTGTCAGCGTTGCGCTGAGAGGCGTAAGCAAGGCAGATACAGCAACAAATCTGATTAGCGTAGCAATCCTTTTATTTTGGACGCTTTTGTCCTTTGCAACGAATTGTTTCACTTTTAAAAATAATAAAAACAATGAGTAAAATTAAATCAATGTGTATGTTTGTGCTGCCTATGACAGCATTGTGCTTAACCTCTTGTAGCGAGCGTATCGACGCTGGTTCTGAAGGCATTCTCGTCAACCTTTACGGTTCAGACAAGGGCGTTGATGACGTAAGTCTCGTTACCGGTCGTGTGTGGTACAATCCATTTACAGAAGAGGTCTATGAGTACCCGACATTCGTACAGACAATCGACTATCCTGCTTTTACCATCAACGCCAAGGATGGTTCTGAGTTTACCGTTGATCCGACGGTATCTCTCAAGATGATCGACGGCAATGCACCGAAAGTGTTCAAGAAGTACCGCAAGGAACTGAACGACATCATAAATGGTACATTATTCAACTATGTCAAAGATGCGTTCCGTATTCAGCTCAACAAGTACACTACCGATCAGATTGTCAGCAACCGTGATATGGTAGAACGTGCTATTGAATCACAACTTAGTAAGGCACTTGCCAAAGAGCACTTCCAGCTTGAACAGCTTACGTCTGGTCTCAAATATCCAAACTCCATCGTTGAAGCCGTCAATCAGAAGAACAAAGCTATTCAGGAGGCACAGCGAGCACTCAACGAAGTGGCTGTAAAGAAGGCTGAAGCAGAAAAGATGCTTGTACAGGCACGTGCCGAACGAGAGGCTAATGAACTTAAATCCACAACACTTACTCCAGCAATTCTCAAAAAGATGTGGATTGAGAAGTGGGATGGATCTGTTCCAACGGTTGTTACAGGAGGAAATACGTCAACATTTTTAGATTTAAGTAAAATTCAAAAATGACACAATGAAAAATAGAGTAGTTGAAATAAATGATAATGTAGCGGCTATAGAAATTCGATATAAGAATACCACACTATTATGTTACATTAATAAAACTGATTTATCTAAGGTTGCTTCCATAAAAGGCACTTGGCATATTAACAGGCATAAAAGTGGTCATATTGATGGTGTAAAAACTAAAATCCAAATTGATAAAGTTAGAAAACAAATATGGTTGCATAACTTTATATTTAACAAATTGGATCCTAACAATGTTATCGACCATATTGATCACAATACTTTAAATAATGTCAGAACAAATCTTAGAGAAGTTAGTAGAGAACAAAATGCTCAAAATATTTCTACTACTCTAAAAAGTTCAACAACATATAGAAACGTTACCATGGAAGGAGAGAAGTATAGAGTAAGAATTGGAAGACATTCTTTTGGAAGGTACAATACCTTAGAAGAAGCCATTGATGTGGCAAAAAAGGAAAGAAAAAATATATTTCCTTTGTCTTCTGAATAAAACGGCAGAATTGCTTTATAATTCCCGTTTATGGAAACGTGCCGCAGATTATGATGACCAAGTAATTACTAACTTCTCTCCCCAGTGACAGTGGGGAGAGAATTTAGTAATCATAAGACAATGAATAAAGAAAAAGCTATCGAGAAAATACAATATGCTGTAATGCAAGTAGCTTCTGTATATGCATGTTCTGCTATCTTTGATGAAAAGACAAAGGTAATAGAAGGCAGACAGAAAGAACTTGAAAAAGCGATTGTCAATTTGCATGATGCACTTAAAGAGTTGGAGGATTGAGTATGACAAAATTTAAAGTTATTAGATATTGGGACACGTATCCCGATGGAGTTGTTGCAATTTGTGACACAGAGGAAGAGGCAGAAAAGATATGTAGTAAATATCGTAGAAGCCGCAAGCCTATGTACGATTATTTAATCAGAAAGGAAGGTGAATAATGACCAGAGAAGAGTTGAGAAATAATTATGGAAATGAAATATGCGAGTTATACTGCCGATGGTATTTTACCAACAGAGCATTTCCTAAGACACTTTGTGGAGGTCATTGTTGTGAGGATGCAGAAGATAGTTTTGCAGATGAACATAATATAGAACTAAAGGATTAATATAACATTAGAAAATGAAAACAATTATAGCAAAAATGACCTGCGTCTTTTTAACGGCGCCGTTAATTCCAATAATGCTGATAGGTATTATCCCCTACGCTTTATTCAAAGGGATTACAAGCGAACGTGTCTGGGATGAATATTTTGATATTTGGAACTCGTTCACCAATTTCCTAATACATCCATACTATAAATACATGGAAAGAAAAAATTATATAAAAAAGTTGAAGCAGAAGGTGGATTATTATCGCGAGGAGAATGTTAGACTTAATAACGCATTGGAAAAAATTGAAAAAGAAAAATAATTATGAAAAAAGAAGAATTAGACAAGCAAATAGATAGATGGCTAAAGCGACGAGAAACAATCAAGCCTTTTATAGATAGAATGGTAAAGTTAAATGTAAGGCGCGAGGAATTACTTCAAGATATGAAACAACTTCAAGAGGACTATATTAAAGCCTTACCTTTTAAAGTTGGAGATAAGGTTATAGATGAAGCTGGAAACGTAGGCTGGCTTTCAAGAATAGTTCCGCATCATACACCATCAGAAAAGTATATGCGAGCAACATTAGGTTTGACATTCTTCTTCTATATGGAAGAGAAAGACGGCACTCGTGCCAAGCATGATGTTTATACTTACGGACGACCAACTAAACTATAAATAATTATGACAGAAGAAGATTTTGTAAAGCAGATGCGTGCTCTCAATAAAAAAGAAATAGAGATTGCACGTCAGAAGTATGAACTAAAAAAGCAATACCTTGAAGAATATCCGATACAAATTAACGACAAGGTAGATTGTAACGAAAAAGCCTGTTGGGTTAGCAATATTCGTTTCACTACCTTATAGTAAGGTATTTCTTGGTTAGCTACCCCAAGAAGAATGGCGAACGCTCCAATCGTGAGCAGTGCGCTTGGGGAGTAACAAAAGTATAATAATACAATTAAAGCAGATAGTTATGACAAGAGAGGAAGCAAAAGAAATGCTGCCTATAATACAGGCATTTGCAGAAGGTAAAGCCATTGAGATAAGACACGGAGATGCACCGTGGGTTGAAACAAACCGAATAAAAGAAAGCATTTTTGATGATTACCAATATCGCATCAAGCCCGAACCCAAGTACCGCCCATTTAAGGATGTCGAAGAGTGTTGGCAGGAGATGCAGAAACATCAGCCGTTTGGGTGGGTAAAGACAATAGCCAACATCCCAGAACTACACAATATATCAGCCATTTTCCCAGCTACAGAATTTCCTGTCCTATTGGGTATTGATTTAGAGGAAGGTGAGGCGAGAGAGTATTCACTTAAATTGTCTGAAATGTACGATTTATACACATTCGCCGACGGCGCGCCGTTCGGAGCAAAGGAGGAATAGCAATCTATGTATGAAAAAATCGGAAAATTCGCCGCAACCATGACTTTATCATTATGGACGGTGGTATTACTACGTTTGATAGGATTCGAATTTTCAAAAATGACATTTTGGGTATTCCTTGCAATTTCATCAATCGGCACTAACTGGATAGTCGATAAGTTAAACAGTATAAACAAGAAATAGTTATGAGAATAATCAAATTCAAAGGCAAGCGTCTCGACAATGGCGAGTGGATATATGGCGACTTACTCCATCTCGTAGATGGTGTGTACATAAGCAACGATAACGGAAATAACATGGCGCAGGTAGACCCCGATACGGTAGGTCAGTACACAGGACTGAAAGATATGAACGGCAAGGAGATATATGAGGGTGATGTTATCCCTATCGGACCAGATTATAGTGTTGTGATATGGGTGGAAGATTTAGGAGGCTTCTACCTGAAAGCGGATTATGCAAAATTACCTTATACCAGTCCTTTAGGTGCAATGTTGTGCCGTTACGACATCGAGGTTATTGGCAATATTAACGACGACCAGAAAGGAGGCTAATATGCAGGAAACGAAAATAACATTTAAGGTTCAAGTGACGTACGATGAGAGTCGTGTCATAATCACAGAACTGGCAATGACGCAGCCTATAAGTTTCGGTGTTGCCGCAGGTATCTTTAGAAGCCTTGCAGACTTTCAGGAAGAATGGAATGAGGAACATGACATAGAATTCAAAGAGCTATGACACAAGAAGAAGAGAATCAGCACATAAAGAAACTGAAAGACGCAGGGTTTGACTGCAGCACCAGCAGGTCAATAGACGAAATCATACAGCTCTTGAAGCTATCTTCAGGAGGACTGGAACAAGGAACATAAACAAAAAGGAATATGCCAAAATACAAATGGATAGTAGTAGCTTTACTTTTGGTTGCGCTTACTATAATAGTAATTCTTTTAAACACCGCTTATGGTGTTATATTAGCTTTAAGCGAATTAATAGCGTTCGGATTATTATATAAAATTGATACAACAATGAAACAGGCAGATTATATCAGACTGACGGCACAGATTGCCGTGCTGAAAGAAATTGCCGTTGATTACAGCGGCAAGACGATAGACAACATCATACAACAGTTGGAAGCAATTAAGAAGGAGGTGACGGATGAAGATTAGAAAAACAAAGAAGCGTTACAAAACCATGTTTCGGACGCAGTATTGCTGCACTAAAGTAAAGTTTAAAAAGGTAAGCACATCAATCGAAACAGAACCACGCCAATACCCTAAAATGTGCGGCGTGTTTATTACGTACGAGGTGCGTACGTGGTATCGTAAAAGAGAACTAACAACTCGATACGTGCGCATAAGAATTGCGCAGTTAAAAGTAAAACATCACTCAAAATCAAATAACAATTAACAATGGAAATACTCAAAGAAATCAAAGTTCCTACAGGTGAAATCTACACCGCAAAAGGAGATAAAGGCGTGTTGGAGTTTCTGACAGTAGCCGACTATGGCAAAGACGCAAATATCAAAGCCGACTTCCTCGGCATAACAAGAGAGCTGAATGGTGTGCCGAACGGAACGCCGATGCCCTTAACCGAAAAATGGGTGATAACAATTTCTACACAGTACGGCTGTTCAATGAACTGCAAGTTCTGCGACGTGCCGAAAGTCGGACCGGGACGCAACGTAACTCTGAACGACCTGCGTAACGAGATAACAACGGCGTTAAGTATGCACCCAGAGGTTAACCATACCAAGCGTCTTAACGTACACTATGCGCGCATGGGCGAGCCGACATGGAACGAGGCTGTAATCGAACACGCACGTTTCTTCTTGCGTGATGATATTATTCCTTACATCGGAAATTCGCTTGTGCATCCTGTAGTAAGCACGATGCTTCCGAAGCATAATCGAGGCTTAAAAGACTTCATTCGTGAATGGGTTAGGGTAAAGAATCTCGACTACAACGGAAACGCAGGCTTGCAGTTCTCCATAAACTCTACCGACGACGCACAGCGAGAATACCTATTCTCGGGAAACGCCTTACCATTGAGAGATATTGCAGAACTTGCTGACACCCTCGTATCTCCGTGGGGTCGCAAGTACGCTCTTAACTTCGCGCTTGCCGACGACTCTATCATTGACGGCAAGGTGCTTGCTTCGATGTTTGACCCACGCAAGTTCATGTGTAAGATTACACCACTTCACAGAACAAACAGCTGCGAAGCCAACCATATTCAGACAAGCGGAGGTTACGACTCGTTTGTGCCGTACAAGAAAGTGGAAGAAGATTTGAAGGCAAACGGATTTGATGTAATCATATTCGTTCCGTCGTATGACGAGGACAACGGGCTGATTACTTGTGGCAATGCAATCCTGTCCGGCAAGAAGCCGACATCAAGCTACAAGGAGGTAATATTTTAATCTGATAAACAAAAATGAGCAAAAAGAAAATTTACATATCATCACCGATTACCGGCTACAACCTCAACGAGCGACACAAGTTCTTCGCTCGGATTGAAACAGAACTGACAATTCTCGGCTACAAGGCAGTCAATCCCATGAGTAAACCTTTATCCGACTCTGCGCCGTACACGGAGCACATGAAAGAGGACTTACGCCTGCTCCTCGGCTGCGACGGCATTGTTGTACCGAACCGATGGCGGTGCTCGAAAGGCTGTGAAATGGAACGCCGTGTGGCTGACGCTTGCGGAATACCGGTTGTCGGCGTGATAGGCGAGACGCACGATTTGCAAATCTTAAACGCGATATAAGCATGAGTGCAAGTCAGTTAATGAGCCGAACCCCCAAAAGGGCGTATATTATCGCGCCAAGTGTAAAGCAGAAAGAGGAAATACTAAAGAGCATTGACCGCTATTGTTCGCTGTATTACATCACAATGGGTTCTGCATACAACATTGCCCAAACAGCGATGATAGACGCTTACAACGCAATTAAAGATGACAAAAAGCTATACCGTCAGCAGACAAAGCAAAGCATTAACAAGGCTCTTGCTGCATACAACACATGGGATGCGAAGATGCGCTTTGTCCTCGCCGACCGCTATCAGCTTTGGCTTGACCTATCCGATGCGTCGGATAGCGGAACTGAAACCGCTCGTTACAACGCTCTATTACAGCATCGACAACTACTTCTTGAAGAATAAGGTGCCGAAAAGCAAGATAATCGCCCGTATGGAGACGGCAATGGTGCTGATAGATGTTGCTGTAAACCTATTTAAGAACTTGTTTGATAACATCCAAAAGAAAATCGGCAAGGACTTGCGACCGATGTTCAGTGATGGTAACGCACTGGAGTTGCAACAAAATTGGAATAATGCCATGCAATCCGTCATAAACTCGGTACCAGGAATGCCCGACATTAACATCAACGATGATGCGGACAGCGTTCAGGCAGCAAAGAATATCGTAATGAAGATCTCGAACGAGAACATCTACGACCGCGCAGGAGAGTATGCGTTGCAGGTGAACCCCGAATATAAACCAGAGGATTACGGAGAATAGGTTAATACCAACCGCGCACGGACAGCAGGAGTAAAATCTTGCTGTCCGTGCGCGGTTTTTTGTTATTTGTCTTGCAACGTAAATGCCCGACCATACAGCAGCATCGTAAGAATAATCAGCGTGTAGTCCGCAATCTTTGTTGCTTCGGAAATACACAGCGTGCCGTGCCCAAGCCTTATCAGAATAACTCCTGCAAGATACAGGAACGGTATTCGCCACACCCAACCGAATTTGAAAAGAAAACTTGCCGGCAGTAAAACGGCTGGCAGTACGACATAAGCAAGTACATATACTGACGCAACCAAAACGGCGTTCTCGTTCAGATCTAAACCCATTGACGCAGTGTTATGGTGAAACCAATACACGCCGAACCAGTGTAAAACCATAAGGAGTATAGGTATCACTCTTATGCCGATTCTGTAAAACCAAAACAGCTTTTCGGCAAGCGTATTTGTCTGTATTGTTTTCATATCGCTAAATTTATGTTAGTTTCTTGAATATCCGTTCACATAGTTCTCCCATGATATAGCAAGCCTGCTCACCGCTCATATCAATATCGTACGCCTCACAGATGTGCGCCGTAACGTGCAGCAGTTCGTGACCGATTGTATTCACCATCTCGCTTTCTTCTTCTGAGTGTCCGATAGTAACCACGCTCACCTTGTCCTTAACGTTGGAGTAGGTGAGTCCTCTGCTTTCGCCACCGCCTATGAAGTGACGGTAGGCTTTGCTTGTCGCTTCGCTGCCACACCCAATAGTCATAAGCTCGTTACAGAGATGCACCGCGTCGCCGCTGTCATATCCAATGAAGCAACGCACATCCCAGTCGTACTTGTCGAGCCTTATATCACGCCTAATCATAACAAGTCCTCCCAAGGTATAGGCATACCGTTGTGGCAGCAGTCGGCATAGAAGCGGTTGAAGATGAAGCCGTCCTTCTGGTCTGTATCATCAACCATATCTTTTACATACTGCGCCATTTGTTGCTCGTCCTTTATTGACTTGCCCCAGAAGTCTGCCTTGCACATATTGGCTACATATACATGGTCGTAGCCGACGAGGTTTTCAAGCTGCAAGCCATTCGTTTGCAACATCTCTTCGACCTTTTCTTTCGATAGCATCTCCAAACGTTCTTCCTTGCCTGTAGTTGGACTAATCATTCGCATTTGCTTGACAGCCCATTCACACATCTTCTTGTTGAAGTGATAGCCGTTGTATCTTAGATATGCTATCATTCCTTCGGGCTTCAAGTCGTACATATCCAAAGGCATCTTACATCTTCCCATAATATTTAGGTTTTAAGGGACTGGCAGGGAAGCGAACCTCCCCACCAGTCGGGTTAATTACTTAGTAGCGTCTGCGACCGCGATAACCGCCGCGTCGTTCTCCGTAGCGACCGTCATCGTCATCATCGTACATATCGCGCTCACGGCGTTCGTTCTCGTATCGCCAATCATCGCGATAATCGGGCATAGGTGAACGCTCACCGTATCGACCTTCGCCACGCTGCAAGCTGTCAAGACACGCCATTGCCTTGCCGCCATAGCGCAAGCATTTCTCTACGTTCTCAACAAGCTCACCCATCTTGTTCTCTGTGATTTCAATCATATACATAGCTCAAGCATTTTAGTTATTGCTGTTTGACTTTTTCAGTGCCTTTTGCAACATGCTTTCTATGTTTGACAAAGTACCCTCCATGCCGCAGACCTTGGTTTCGAGCTGAGATATTTTCTGCTCCTGCTCCTTGTCTTTGGCAATCTGAGGATTGAGAACACACATTATCTTCTCGCAGTTGCACACCACCTTTTCGTGATAGTCCTTGCTTGCAAGCACCTCTTGCGAGTGTCGTAACATCGCTTCCACTTCGGCAATCATCGCTTCGCGACTTTCGCTTACTACCACGTCGCCAGAGTTGGCAATCTGTCCGTTTGAAGGCAGTTGCTTGAACTCTGCTTCGCCGTCGGGCAACTTTACTTTCACATCTACAACCGTTTCAATAGGCTGCGCTGAAAACTGCCCTGGTTGATAGGTAGGGAACTTCGGCTGCGGATTACTTACGCTTACCACCTGTCCGATTTTCAATGTCGGCTCTTCACCTTTCTCAAGCACATAGAATATGCTGTTTGTTCTTAGTCCACTGAACATACAATTCGCAATTTAGTTGTTAAACAATACCCGTCATTAGCTGAAGGGTGTTAGTATCTCTCTCGAACCAGAGCTGATATACGCCAGTTCCGGCTACGTCGGCAACCGTAAGAGCTGCACCTCCGAACTTGGTGACAGCCTGCGTTACGCCGTTGGTCTCAAAGAGTATCGGCAGCGTGGTCGTTGTGCCCGTCGGTATCGCCTGTCGCAGATTTACGAATACCGTACCTCTGTAATTGGCGTTCAAGAAGGCGTGGTTCCTGAATGAGAATACCACACCGTTTGCGCCTACCGACACACCGGTAGAACCGATAGCTGCCGACCCTCTTCTGTTGACCCAATTGAAAGGGTTATTCCAAATTAATGTCATAATAATTTCTTTATTTGAAAATTAATTATTAACTTTATATCGGGATAGATGAGAGTAATTAACTCATTGATAAGAGGTATGTCAACGCCTCTTCCCATTTTTCAAGTTGACACGTTTTGAATAGTTGACAGTTATGAACAATCAAGAATTTCTTAAAAGTATCACCTTGGATGGTGAGGAGTGGCGAGATATAATCGGCTTTGAAGGGCTTTACAAGGTGTCTTCTTATGGTAGAGTTGCGTCTTTGGAACGACACGTAAACAATCGCTATCAGGATGTTTATAAGCAACCACATTTACTCAGAGCGAGTAAAACAAAAAGAGAAAAAACACCAAGTGTTACACTCTCTATAGACGGCAAAGATAGTAAAAGACATATTCCTTATCTTGTAGCCCAACATTTTCTTTGTCAACCAGATAATAATTACGTACTTGAAGCCAAAGATGGTGATTTCTACAACTGCAAGGTTGATAATCTTTATTGGAGAAGAAAGAAACGAGCGCGCAAACTGTACGACACTGCTTCACTTGAAGGTGAAGTATGGAAGGCGATACAAGGATATGAAGGCTTATATGAAATATCTTCTTTAGGAAGAATAAAGTCTTCATATAGCAGAAAGATTTTAAACCCCTCTTCTGTTCATGGCTACAAATACGTTTCTTTAGCAAAAAACTCGACGATTCGTAAGCACTACATTCACCGACTTGTAGCAAAAGCATTTGTTCCTAATCCTAACAACTATCCCTGTATAGACCACATTAACACAATCAGGACAGATAACACTGCGAGAAATTTAAGATGGTGTACCTATTTGCAAAATATGTTAAATCCAATAACAAACAGCAAAAGAACTATCAGTGTTTGCAAGTTAAGAAACGGAGTATTAATGCATATCTACGAGTCTATGGCAGAAGCGCATAAAGATGGTTTTTCCTCAGCCAGCATATTTAAATGTTGCAGAGGTTTGCAGAGTAGCCATAGAGGTTACGAATGGATGTACACCTCCGATTATAAATCTCTTATCAATAAGCCAAAGAACTCTCAATCTACCGATATAGATTAGCCCCAGAACCCTCCGTTATTAAGGGCATTAAAGCCGTACAGACCCATCTGTGCTGCTACACAATTTGGAACGGCGGTTGCTTGTGCGTAATTTAACGTTACCGTCTCGGGCATCTTGCATTTGATACCCGCAACCTCCTGCTGCAAGCCTGCCAACACCGCATTGATAGGAGCGACCGCCTGACCTACAATCTGACTTGTCATAGCCGACGACTTGAACGTTGAGTTCTCCTCACGCAGATGGTCTAACTTGTCCTGCATCTCTCGAAGCTCTGCGGCACGCTGTCCGTCAAGAATCTGCTGTGTGCTGTTCTGGATAGTGTTGGCAATACTTGAGAAACCGCGCTCCTGACTTGTTGCAACGCCATTGATAGAATTCTGCAAGGTGTTGGTCTGCTGGCATGTGGCAAGTCTGTTCTCGCAGCAACAAGAAGCGAGCTGCTGTGCAATCTGCATGTTGCCTTGCTGGAGAGCGTTGATAACTTGCATACCGCTCATGCCGATCTGATTGCCCACACCCTGAACCTGCGAGGTAAGAGCCGAGATAGCCGCCTGTATCTGACCTTCGGTGCAGTTAAGCTGTGTAGCAAGGTTGCTTAGAGCGTTTCTGTTTCCACCGATGGCATCCATGAGGAGCGAGCGACCGTAGTCGTTGTTGATTTCATTAGCAATACCGCCTGCGCGACCATTGCCGAAACCACCCCAACCATTACCGCCCCAACCCATGAGGAAGAATAGGAAAATTACCCACATGAAGCCGTCGCCCCAACCATTGCCGTTCTTGTTCATGGCAAGGAGAAGATTAGGGTCAAGACCTCTCTGTTGAAGCAGAGGAGCGAGCAAACTCATCATGCCACCCTGTCCGCTACCTTCATTGCCGAATACATAAGTTTTTGACTCAGACATAATACAATCTTTTTTTTAAATTTTACCTTAGTTGACTAAACACTATTGTAACGTTACACCGCAAAGTTAGCGAGTTACGACGGATAATGTTATAACACGCTCAAAGATTTTATATTACGCTGATAATCAGATATATAAGGTGATAGTCGGTACTATCACGTTGTAAAATATTCTTTCCAATGTTTGAAGAATTGGAAAGAAATGGAAACAAAAAAAAGAGAAGCCTCTTTACTTGCCTCTCTTATGTTTTAAAAAGTGAAGAATGTCCCACTTCTTCCAGTATCGTGTGTGTCCGCGCTTCTTGCACTCACCGTTTGGTATCTCGCCACGCTTTACCATTCTATTGAGTGTTGCATCGCTAACGCAAAGTCTGTCCTTCACTTCCTCTGCGCTCATCATCGGGTTGAGCATATTAGGAAGTATGTCCTGGCAGAGTGTTTCTATATCGTCGTCGCTCATACCGCAAGCCGTCACTTTTTCGCCGTTGCGCTGCTGCTCGTCCGCCTGAAAGCACGAATTGGCAAGCGATTGCAACAACGTGCCGAGCATCTTGTATCCGAAAATCTTTCTCATAACATTTCTTTTTAACTGAACATTCTTTTGCCGAGCTTTGATTTACAGCAAAACCAGTCGACAGCTCCGTAAATATACAACAACAGCGTAAACGCCATGATTGCAAAGTGTGCCATTACCATCTCGTTGGTCGTGTACCAGTTCCAATATACAAGATGTATGGAGTTGACACCGAAGTAGTAGAAGAACGGTATGCGATACTTCCAACACAGCCAGAAGAAGCGTGACGCAAGAATTATAACCATTGGCAGTATATAGACCATGATATAGATGAACGCATAGCACGCATAGTTCGCCTTGTGTACCTCAAACATCTCCTTTGGATTACGGCTAAAGTCAAACACGCCGTACATGTGCGCCGTCATTATGAGTATTGGAACCCACTTGCAGAACCAGCGGAAAAACCGCAATATTCTGCGTGAATACTGATTGCCGGACTCTGCCAGCAAAGACATAATTTCCGATATGTCCTTACCCTTCACAAGAGCAAGAAACATCCTTTTATCATCCTCGTTCATATTGATTTTATTTAATTTAATATAACGTTGATTAGTTTTATTTGATGCAAGTTAGTCATTTATTTTCAAAGTTGTATGTTTTGTTGTCTTTATTTATATTTATTTAAACACAGTAAAAAACGCAAGTCTTTAGCTCATGGGTAGTTCACTTAAACTCCTTGCCTATCCATCACGGACGGGCAAGGCTCCTAAAAACAATTTACCTTAAACTAAAAAAACTAATAACTAACCAATCAACATATTATCTTCTTCTGTGTATCAGCCAAAGCAGCAGCGAGATTAAACATAGTACCACCGCTCCGACCGCTATCTTTCCTGCGAACATCTGCGTCCGCTCCCACCATGTAGCCTTACGCTCAACTGGCACCGGCACTGGTATCGAGTCTGCTCGCAGGATAGACTTGTATATCGTGTCCGTCTTCACGCTCACTCTGTCACGCCATTTGAATACGTTCTTTGTCTTGTATATTGTATCACCTACCATGTAGCTCTCGACATATATAGAGTCATGTACGCGGAACGTATCGGCTTTGTAGTTGGTCTTATACAACGTGTCCGTCTTGTTAATCACTCGCTCCCACACAACAGGCTTCGGAGTTGTGCAGCTCGTTACCACAAGCAGGAGCAGATGCAGCATAGAGCCGACGATGATAGTGAAGCCGTAGCGACAAATATCGTCCCACTCAATACCCGGTAGCTTATAACGCTTCCATTGATAAACCTCACGCAGCACCATTACGGGCAGCGCGAGAACGCCCACGAACACCGAAGCCAAAAACCAACCGATTGTGCCCTGTCTGTTGCGCACGTTCTCGTCACAGTCCTCATCGAGCGCATCGAGCTTGTCTGCCTTGTAGAAAATAAAGAGCGTTGTTGCTCCCAATATGATGCAGTTCAGCAACATCAGTATTCCTCTTATATCCATACACTTTTACTTTTGACATTATTATTAATCCGTTTCTTCTCTCCCATAGTCACGTGGTGGTTTTCGCTTCATGCACCCATTTATCGTACACTCGTTCCATTGGAGCTCGCGCATTCTCATAAGAAGCGTGTTCTTATCGTCTTTGAGCTGACGGATGGTCGCACGCTGCTTACCAATGTCGTCGTAGAGCGAGTCTATTTTGTTATTGAGTCTTGTGCGCTCCTCCATGTGCTCCTCATGCTCATGGTCGTAAAGGTTGTGCCATTCTTGAGCATAAGCCATTGCGTTCGCGTCTTCGTCTTTCTGCGCAGACGCAGCTTCCTTTCGTTTTCGAGAGTTGTAGTAGAGGAGTTGTCCGACGATGCCGCTGCTTACAAGCAACGTTATAATCTGCAATACTGTATCCATTTCGCCTCCTTTATTCTATTGTGATATAAATCTGTTCTCCTCTCTCGTCCGCAGCCTTCAGCTTCGCGTACACCTTACGGAACGTCGCCGTTGAGTTAAGTACCTGTCCGACCGCCTTATTCTCACCGACAAGGATGCAGCCCTCCGTGTCCTTCGCAGTGTTGCCGCAGTGAATAAGTACGCCTTGGTAGCCGGGCGTATTGCACAACCTTGGCAGTCGACCCTTGCAGAACTGGTACTGCGCCCGACCTCCGAACCTTGGCGATACCGTCTTCATATCGACGAGGTATCTGCCTGTAGGTATGGCGGTTTCGCCTTTAATCTTCACTCCGCATATCTGCGCAACCGACATATTAGATGTCAGCCCTCTGTCCTTATCCTCGAGCGTGTCGCAGACATACTCGCCGTCGACGTACATCTTGCCTATTGTGTACGCCTCCTTTCTTGCTATTCGCTTTACTTTTATTTCCATGCTATTTGAATTTTTTGTTAATTAAAGTTATAAAATCACTTTTTATCTCTGTTTCTTACCAACTACCCTTACAAGTATTATAAAAATGTAGTAATTTTGTGAGTGAAGAGGAGTCCCCGAACCGATGCGATTGCTCGACTAAATGTCGATGTTACGCGTGCGTTTTAGGAGAGCCTCTTTATTTGTTTTCTCTTTATGTTTACGGCATATGTTTGCATATAACAACTTTTCTTTTCATTTTGGTGTTTAGCCACAATATTACAGATGCCAAACTTGATAAATTTACGTCTCATTTTTTTTACTTTTAAACGCACACCTTGTTTTAACCGTTTGGTTCTGCACCACGTGTATTTGTAAAGGTATATCCCTTGCTTGGCGGAGAATTCATCTAACGAACCCGCGTTAAAATTGAGACTTTGTGGCAGACGTTTATTTACTACCATGCCTTTCTCGAATTTTCTGTAAGGGCTTACGGTATCAAAAGAACTTGGAATGCCTTTGGAATCCAATGTAACCACATAAACACCATCCTTACTAAGTGTTACGTTTTTTACAAACCAGGCGCCACTGTTCGGAACGTTAATATATAGAGACACTCTAAAACAAGTATAAACATCAGATACTTTAGTGATTTCTATCTCATCATTTCTACCAGGTGAAACAGAATAGTAATGTGTTCTCACAGGTTCTACCCAACCCAATAAGGGAATAGGTCCATTAATAATAAATTTCACCTTAATACTATCTCCTTTCTTTGCCAGAAGACTTGATGTTTTATTGCCAACCAATAAGGAAATCATTTTATCATTGTTGGGCACAATATACCTTACCCTGTCAGATGATGATAAGGTCAGCAATGAGCATTTTATCGCCCTACCAACTACATATTCTATCTTTGGTTTGCTCTTTTTGACACTCGAGGTTGTTCGCGAAGACACGGGTGGAAGGACAACAAGCGCAGTATCCACGGCAAAACCCTCAATCTTCACATCCATGCAGCCTTTGTTGGCATTATCTCCGTTGCCGTCCTCAATGTTGGTGTCGCACTCGACAGTACCATCCTCAAACACTGTATCGCTGCTTGCGTTGTTGTCCACGATGGCGAACTGCTCGTATTCATAGCTTCGCCAGTTGGCACCCTCCAGTACGCCCGTCACCTCCAAGGCGTATGTGCCTAACGACAGTGTCGTGCCGTCAACGTCAGCCAAGAGCACATCATTAGACTCCTTGTCGATGGTGTAGGGGAGTGCGGTACGCTTGTACTGGCTAACGACGTGCACCGCGATGTCGGTGCAATCAGTCAACGGGAACGATACCTGTTCACCATTGACTATTTTCTTTACTGGTATGCGCAACGTGAAATCGTTGCCTCTAACTATTTTCTTCATATTATTTTGTGTTCTATTGTTGTACTTTATATTTAACCATAAATATTTCCATTCCACCCTACGGCGGTTAAGCGGTTGGGGTTAGCTCCACTCAAAGAATTGCCAAAAGTAGTCGTAACCTCGCAAGTCGTGATAAGTCTTTCATTTGAGGAAATTTCATTGACTTTTAGAGTTCCAGTTGAGGTCGTTGTTCCTCTTTTGTTTATTATACCTCCTCCATGTACAACGAATGCAACGTTTGCGCGATTCTTGATTATTAGTGTTTGTCCAACATATTGTAACGCTTCGTCGGTTGACACGCCATGAAGACTATTCAAACTATCTTTAGGATTGTTGAATGGCAATACAAGATCAACCTGCGAGGATTTAAAGTAATTATTGAAATCACCTTGAAACTCCACGAACGAGCCCGCATTAGTAAAGTCGAATAATACAACGCTTAAGGAAGCTGCGGGTATTCGGTATTGGTCTATGTTCTCTGGTGTAATAATTGTCTTTTTCTTTTTGACAAAACCGCCAAACAGACCTGCGCCAACCTCTAACAAACCTTTCTCATTAACGCTTGCCGTTGTCTCGCCGCTATTATTACGTATCTCGAACTTGTCCGCAGTTGCCGTTATCTTGCCATTCTCGATGTCTAAGCCAGTGCGCAGTAGCTTTGCGGCAATGCCACTGTCCTCGACAAAACCACTCTTGCCCTCTATCCAGTCGGTAGGAGTTGCTCCGACCTCCAGCTTCGGCATTGTCACCCACGCCTTACTGCCTTGCAAACTACGGATTAAGACATAATTAGGTATGCCAGTGCCCTCAGAACGCCAGTGTACCCAATAACGCTTCCACTCGCTTGTAAGAGAGAAGCGACGACCTCCGTCGGCGTTACTTGTCGTTGTATCGCGCTCGCTGTCCTCGGCGAATATGCTTAGATTAGAACCACTCCACATGTATGCGTCGATGCTGCCGGAACCTTTTGCCATAAAGGAGAGTATGTAGTCCTCATCTTTTTTGATGATGGTATTCACGCTCCATTGCGCCATCTCAATGTATTTGGAGGCTGCGTTGGCATATATTACCGAGCATCCGTTGTTGTACGACTCGTTAGTGACCACTGACGCATCCATTCGCATCAGATTGCCGGATTTGGCGAACGTGCGCGTGTTGTCGAGAAGATTGCCCCCGATGTAGTCGTAATCGTCAGGCGATGCGCTCCAACACACAAAGTCCTCCGCAGTACCCTCTATGAGGATAGGGTGGGCGATGTACACCTGCTGACTCGCAGTAGATGCGTTAGCTTTTAGACACGCCACGGAAATCCACTCATAAGGGGCGTTCGCTGCAACGGTAAAGGTTTTTTGGTAGAGATACCATCCGTTGCTTGGCGTTATCGTTACGCCGCCTAAATTCGCACTACCGTTAGGACCGGTATATCCACTTGGTCGCGACGTGTCGGTTGCCGAGCTATGCCATATCGTCTCGCCCACAATTTCTACTCTGGCAGACTTCGTGCGTGCCCAGAAAGCCAGCGTGTACGTCTTGCCCTTGGTGACGTGTATGTTGTGAGAGTTCGCCGCTCCACCCCATTGCACACCGCCTGCTTTAGCTTCTGGTGCGAATATCACATTAGCACCCTCATGCGCCGACGTGCGATATATCTTAGAGCGCAGAAGAAAGAAACCCTCGCCTTGCTTGCGGAACAACGAGCCGACGAGCAGGTTACGTCGCTCGGCAAGAGTGTAGCCCACCTTCATCGCTATCTGTGTAGCGGTCTGTGTTATAGAAGAGCTAACAGTTGCTATTTGGTCGTTTACATCCTTCTTGGTAGAGTAGTCTCTCCTAACCTCTGTTCTTATATCATTTGCGGTCTGTGTTATCTGCGACTGCGTGCTTTTTATCTCGTCGTCAAGCTCTTCTTTGTTTCTGTTGACCGTCAACTTGAGCCCATCTACGGACATTACAAGCTCCGCAAACGACTGTGTGCTCTTTATCTCGCCATTAGCCTTGCGCGTAATGAACCTAAACTTATCGGCTATGGCGAACATCTCCTGACGTGACAGGACAAAGACCTCTCTATTCTCTAACGAGTAGCTATCTACGCCTTCGTACATCTTTAACGATGGCGCATCCGCTCCGTATGCCGACAAAACAACGACCGACTGGCGAGCCGTGTCCGTCGTATTGCCCATCTGTACAAGCTCGTCACCTGCCTGCGGAATATCGCTACCAGTATCGCAGAAATCAGCAAGCACATCAATGAAATCTTTGCCTACCTTGTACACCTTACGCCAGTAGTATCTGTTCTTCACGTTCTCATTCACGCCCTCCTTGACGTTGAACGTCTGACAGCGCACAAGGTCGCCCATCACAAATTGGTTCTCAATCTCCTCGTCGCCTTTCTTCTGTGAAAAGTAACAGCGGTAAACATCGTAACGTAGGGGAGAGCCGTCGTATTCGGGAAGAACCGTGAACTTCTCGAAATAGACCACATTGCTAATCTTCATGGCAGCAGGCGACAGAACAATCTCACCACCTACGCTTTGAAGCTCTCGGATTACGAGCCTTACGAACTCCGCAGCCTTGCGCACAAGCAGGCGGTCTACCTCCAAGTAACTGTCACCACTTCCGTTGTAATCACCAAGTTTAAAACCAGAGCCGAGCGCACCCGAACGGAACGCAGCTGACACAACCTCTTTGAGTGTGGCGATTCCGTCAGAGGAGATGCCGAGAGGGTTATTGTCGCTCTGTTCGCCGAATGCGATACCTTCCCAAAAGCGGATAAGTTTTTCTGCTACATCTGTCTTGACCTTCGACAGAAAATACTTTGAACCTTCGCTTTGGATGTATTCCTTAACTTGTGCGGGCGTAAAATCTCCTGTGCTATTACTTATGGCCGTTATCTTGTCTTGTATTTTTTGTAGTGTACTAACCTCTTTGTTATCGCGCAATGATACTTCATAGGTAGGTATCGCCCCTTCTTTCTCTGTTATGGAGAGACTATCAATTACAACGTCTGCACTGATACCAAAATCCTCGTCGCTAAACTGAAATATATCCCCTTCTTTAATAGTGTCATGTAGACTCTTTGTAGTACCAGTGGTATCCTCCATGGCCTCGTCGTGTTGGCGGGCCATATAAATTTCATCTATTTTCGGAGCATATGTATGCTTGGTGTGGTCGTTTTCTATAAGCCAAGCGATGGCGTAGCGTAGTAATTTCTCAGATGCAGCATCCACGTATTGTGTCGGGAGGGTTATTCCGGATAATACAAAATGGTCTCCAGCGTTAATCTGAAAGTCTTTGTACGGAAAGTATAGCCCAATATCCTCCACGCGCTGCAATGTCAAAACCCACTGCCCGCTTTCTTTTGTACTGCCACTCACCTTGAATTTACGTCCTGCACACATTCCGTCGACCATAGTAACGGAGAAGTCACTTTGTTTCAGAGCGTTAATGTCAAAGTTTAATTCTTTTTTTAGAGTGAGTTTAAACCCAGGAACTGTTGCGCCTTCTTTGAATACACCATTATCTTCGATGTTTGAACCAACTGCAATTTCGTCAATACGCACACCGTCTACTTCCATTTCCTTGATAGTGGGATATATCTCAACGGTCTTTTCCTTTACATCTTCGGTGTCAAAAAACACGCTACCGGGACGCACACCGATAACGTCTGCCGCAGGCGACTCTATCCACGGACGGTCTGCACGCTTAGAAAAGCGCAATTTTGCACCTGTTGGGTTTAATTCTTTATGCTTCTCGGGGTGGTTATTCCACCAGTCTTGTAAGGATATAGAAGGAAAACCAGGTAGCATTAGGTTAAAGCACGCCATATTGTTTGGCAGATGCGCGCCAGCTGCATAATCCCTCCTATTAGAAGGAAAGGCTTCTTTGTTGACACCGCTAACGAAATGTACCCTATCTGCTTCTTGTATCGCAGCAAAGCACGCTTTAGCTTCTTCTATTGTAATATCATATCCTTTTCCGCCTAATATCTGTAAACTAATGTGATTATGGTAATAAGGCTCTACGCCAACATTGACCTTGGCTTCAACAACCATTCCACCATCATGGATATTCACAGAGTATGTATCATATCCTGGGCCACCGCCAATTCGATACGTAAAATATACGGAAGCACGCTCGATGGGTATGTCGTCGATATAAAATTCTATATTGCAAATTTCACCATAAACTTCGTTTTGTATTACGCGAGAAGGCTTAGACCAAACCTCCATATTTAGTGTTGCATAGTATCTGTCAGGAATATTTTTGTCAGAACCGTATGCTCTCATACGTGTAACTATTTGTTGGTCTGCCTCTGCATCTTGATTTACCTCGTACAAGCCGTTGCCCTTTCCGTACTTGAAAACGTTACGTGTTGGCAGTCCTGACGTACCAACAAACACTTCTCTGTTGCGCGTTATGAAGTTTACGTCGAACTGGGAATTTACCAACGCAAGGCCTTTCCACACCGTCTGCTTGTCGATACTAATGGATGTTGATGTTATTTTGGTATCAGAGACTCCCGTGTTGTCGGGATTTGACGTATCACCTCCATATATCTCCTCCCATCTTGCTGCATCGCATCCTCTCGTATTGCTTCTGTTCCAGTTGCGCGAATAGAATAGCCATTTGTTTCCGCCAACTTGTTCATTCATACACGCCTGCAAACGGTCGAGTAAGTCATCCAACGACTCCACGTAGAATTGGAAGACGGGCAGGGCGGTATAATGTAGCTCGTTATCGTTTAAGACTACATCTAAAAATTCTGCTCTTGCCAGTTCGTCAGATAAAGAATTGAATTTTACAACTTGGTACTTGAACGAATTGCCGAGTGCATTTTTACGGCCTTGTTTCGCCTTGCCTGGGTCGTAGTTTAATTCAAAACGTTCATTTCGATATATTAGATAATCACCAATTTCAAAGTCTATTGGAGCCTCATTCTCTATAGATACAGATACCGAGCACTCGCCCATCCACTCGCCGTCGTATTTCAGCGAATGAACGGAAATTTCCTTGCCGTTGGTGTCACGCAGCGGCGTGCCGTCCTTATGATAAAGTTTCCATTCCATATCTCTATTTGATTAATGTTACTTCCGTTACGGGGTCTTCAACTCTCAACACTGTAGAGAACGTTACCACATCTCCCTCGTCGTCGCGGTGCAGGTCTGCGTCGTCGGATACCTTCTTGAGGCGGATGTGTCTTCTTCCTACCTTAGTCCAGTCGCAGTACATCTTCATCTTCATACCGCTTCCGTCGCGTCCGCTGAGGTAGTTCAGAAATTTTCTTATTACTGCGTTAGCTGAAAACTTGTCACCCTTGCAGCACCATTTTACGGTCATGTCGTATGCTGCGAATTTAAGGCTGTCACCGAGGTATGCGTCTTCTCCGTTTTCATCCTTCCAATCCCTTACCACTGGCTCCTTGACCTCCATGCCAATGTCGAACGGTATGGAGGCGCACCACACATCAAAGTCAGCTACGGTTTCTTTTACCACAGCTCCAGTCTGCTCTTTTTGTATAAAGACATTGTAGTGTTGCATAAATATGCATAATTTTCTCCAAAAATAATAAAAAGCGGATAATTATACAAATTAATATATAACTATCCGCGATTTTAACAATAAATATACACTTTGTCAGCTAATATAGAGCTTTTTTCTGCCACTTGTAGACACCGCGTTCATCCAATCCATCATCCGATCGAGCTTCTCGTTACGAGCTTCCGCGAGCATGACAATCTGCGTGAGCTGCCCGAGCTGCGCTTTCTGTATCTGACCCATTTCGGGAAGACGCATCTTCAATAGTTCTCCGATGTCCTTGACCTGCGCACGATTAACACTCACGTCAAGACGGATGGCATTGACGTAACTTGCGAGAATATCCGCAGTTTCCTCAGTGATATTCGTGATGCCGTTGGTCACACTTCCATCGCCATTTTCCGACAAGTCGAGTCCCATATTCTTCAAGCGTTCGAGGATTGCCGTGATGTTCTCGGCTGCATTGTTGGTGCCATTATACAGGTCATCCGCAACCTTAACAACATCTTCTGGTTCAAGCTTTCCTTTCTGCTTGATTATTTCCGTCAGATTGTCAAGCGGCCCCTGTAGAGCAACCTCCATTACCTTCTGAGAGACGATGTTTTTGGTAAGGTCTTTTACCATTTCTTTTGCCTTCTTCTTGTAGGCATCAATAGCGTCCTCACCTTTTGACCATGCGCTTACAACTGCGTCGGTTAATTGGCTTGCCCACGCCTTCATATCTACGCCATAGATGTCCTTGAGAAAGTCTTTTGCAAAATTGTTAATGGTCGTTTCCATCTCCTTGATTTGCTGTTTGTAGTCGGCAATCTTATCCTTGTCCTTCTTCTTCTTGCCCTCCTCAGCGTTTAACTGCCTCTGCATTTCATCCTTCTGTGCCATGAGGGAAGCCTGCTCAGCGAGGTAAGCATTGCCTGGGTCGGATAGGGATTTTTTAGCAGTAGTGTACGTATCAGAGGAATATTGGCTCTTTTTACTCTCTCCTCTTGCTGCTTTTTCGTAAGAATTAGTAACGTTGCCCAATCTTTTACGTGTATCCGCATCCATTTTGTAGGAATAGACACCGCCAAGGGTATTTTCAATCGCCGTCTTTACATCGTTGCGCAAGCGCTCAAGTTCCGTTATATTTCGCTCTGCGAGTTTGATTTGGCGTTCTAACTTTGCATCGTGCGCCGCAGCAAATGCCTTAAATGGAGAGGTGAAGATGCCAACAAATCCTTGAAGAACACCGCCGACATTGCCAGACATAGCACTTGTGACCATATTTGAAATGGAACTTGAAACACCGCCGAGAGAATTAAAGAATGCCGTTGCATCTTGCCATCCGTCGTTTTCTGTATCAACGCCAAGAGCACTCGCTGTGTCCTTAATATCATTGAACGTGGCGACAATGCTTTGGATGTTTTCATTGATTTTACTTGCTGCGGCACTGACATTCGCCATAGATTCCTTGAACTCATTGGCGGCCTTAGCCTCTTTTTGACCCTGTTTGAGTTTCGCGTCACCCTTTTCTTCCTTTTCATGCCCCTCAAGCATTTTAGCAACGATTTCATCGACAGCATCAAAATCCAAGTTTGAGAACGCTTCTATTAGCTCCGTGTTAGCCTCCTGCTGCATTCTCTCGCCCTCCTGCTTCAATGCCGCTCCAGCTGTAATTTTCTCGTTGGCGTTCTTTACTCTCTGTTCGGCGACACCACTAAGACCAGAATTAAAGAAGTTTTTCTTGCCACTTGAGAGTTTGTTCAACTGCTCGTCAAGCTGCTGTATCTGCTTGCCGTACTCGCGAGCGTCAATGGTTCCGTCAGCAAGTGCCTGGTTAATGTTCTCGCGTATCTGCGAAGCAATTTCGGATGCCCTGTCCATGCCGAGCTGCGACACCGCTCCGAAGAACGTGATATAGTCACTACTCTTGTTGAAGGCTTCCGTCTTAGCAGAGTTCACTTCCTTGTCCCGTTGGCGCGTGTAACGAGAAGCAAGACCATAGTTTCCCGCTTCTTCCGCTTGTGCAATAGGCGTTTCATACTTGGCGTAGATGGCGGCTATCTTCTCCTGCGTGCTTGCTGTCTGTGCGATGATGTCCGCAGCCTGCTGTAAGCTCTTGACATAATTGTCCTTTACCAAGGTCGTTATCTTCTGCCAAGCCTCAAGAGCGAGAGGCGTGTCCTTATACAGAACCTTTGCGTCGGCTTCGGTCATTCCGAGGTTGACATCGTGCCCGAAGTTCTTCTTGAAGTCCTCCGCCATCTTTCTTGTCTGCTTATCCCACACCGCGCCGTCCTGAAAGGCGAGCTTGGCGAAATCCAGACTGCCGGTCTTCTCGTACAGTTCCTTCTGCAAGTTCGCCTGCTTCACGCCTTTCTCCAGTGCCTCCTTGAAGTTTGAAGATACGCGCTCCCATTCCACCTTGTCGATTTCAGAGTACTGCCACTCTGCCTTTTCGCGGTTGACTTGCGTACGAAACTTCTTGCGGTCGGTGGTATTCCAGAAGCCGCGGCCAGGCATCATTGCCTCAAGACTCTCCATATACTTGGAAAGGTCTATCTTCTTCCAGTCGAGGTTGGGGAATAGGCTCTTAACCTTTCCTATAGCCTCGCTCTGCGTGTTTCCTATGCCAATGTATTTCTGGTACCACTGGCGAGCGGCCTTGAAATCTTCAAACTGCTGACGAAGCGACTTAAGAGCGGAGTCTTTCTTCGGGCCTTTGTTCTTATCTTTCTTTGCGTCGAACAGATTTAATTCCTTTGCGGTCTGTTCTGCCAGCTGCCACTCCTTTTTTAATTCATCCTGCCGTTTTGATTTTGCTTTTTTTGCAGCTTCGTATTCCTTCTTTTTCGCAGCTACATCAGCGTTAGCGGCTTCTCTTGCTTTAGTCCACGACCCCTCCTTTCCCCAAGATTGCGCAAATTTCTGCTTCTTCGCTTGTGTTTCTGGGTCACCAACGCCAAGTGGCATTTTTGGAAGATTGCCAAGAAGCTCATTTTGAACATCATTAAACTTACTATCTTTAAAAACAAGATTTATAACAGCCTCGAAGTTGGACGCATCAAGCAGTGCCTGTAAAGCCTTTTCAAATTCCGGGTATTGCCCCGTAAGCCCTCTTTTTGCATCTTGCATCAACTCTTCAACTTTCGCCTTTTCGGCTTCGTTGAGAGTTTGCCCCGAGCGTATTTTTGTTGCAATAGTCGGAGCAATACTGTCAAGCAAATCGCTAAGTTTGTTTTTAGCCTCTTCCTGTAACCATGAGTCTTTATCTCCAATGCCAAATGCTTGTAAGACCGATGCTCTTATCATGTTGGCTCTACTCTCTGGTATTTCCATGGAAGCAAAAATGTTGCTCATGGCTTGCATCGCAGCAAGGCGCATAGTTTCGTCTTTAGAAATATCTCCGAATTGTTTAAGTATAACCTTTTTTATCGGATTTACCATGTCGCCCTTCTGATAAGGCTGTAAACCTTTCCATGCCGCGCTTCTCGCAGATGCAAAGTCCATGCCCTTGTCACTCATATTTTGGGCGGTTGTCTTTTCCAGTCTTTCATAGTTTCTGTTTGACCGTGTTATCGCCCCGCTAAAGTCCGAATAATTATCGCGATTTCCCATTTTGGACTTAGCAATCATCTCTGCATCACGCAACCTCTTTAATTCCTCATCAAGATATTTCAGACGCTCCTCATGGCTTTGCTTCTCGTCAGCCTTCATTACAAGATTGTTGTAATTGTAAGGCTCAAGTTGTTTTAGCTTTTCTTTGTATGCGTCAATTAGGTTATCAACCTCCTTTATATCCCCTCCGGATAATACCTTTGCGGTGTCATTTTCGCGCAAAAAGTCGTTTAGCTGTTTTATGCGGTCTTCAATTTCGTTCGTTGTTTGATTAATCCTATTCGTTAAATCAGCACTCTTTGTGTACATATAAGATATACCCATCGTAACGCCAGTAATAATCAGGCCAGGCAATCCGCCGACGGCAGCGAGCAATGTCGCTCCCATAGTCCTTGCGCCAGCTGTGAGTATTGCGAATGCAGACATTCCTTTAAGTGCGAACGTTCTCCAAAAACCACCTGTAGTGGCGAATTGTATTTTTAGATTTGTAAAGTAAGCGTTCGTTCTTAATTGCAATCCAATAAAAGCGGCTTTCGCTTTATTCCACCATCCACCATTCTGTCTCGCCTCTACGAGCTTGCGGCGCGAACCAAAGGTTCCAGTACCCGCAAAATCTGTCATGCCGTCTTTGTATATAGATCTGCTTATCTGCCCATTTATATACATTCTTTCGAGGTCGACCTTTTTAATCGCTTTCGCTAAAGAAAGTGCTTTTATATCCTCTGATGTGATAAGCTTCTTTGTAGCAAGCAGACGGAGTTCTTGTGCTGTTGTTTTCTCTCCGAGTAACACCTTCTTTTGGATATCAGAAGCCATACTTGCTTTGCCAGACAATAACGCAGCACCGATGCCACCGCCAAGCGAGGTTTGCAGTCTTTTCAATGCAAAACCGCTAAATGCCGCGACAACAACAGGTGCCATCGTGTGCAACGCCTGTACAAGATTTGTAACAAGGTCGAGTATATGCTTTAGATTGCTTCCAACGATGTTGCTATCGCTTGCAAACTCTGAAAGCATAATTTCCCACGCATCTTTGAGTTTATTGAATCTACCAAGAAGCGTTTCTGAAAGCACAAGCTGCATGTTGTAGAACTGACCTCCCGCATCGGTCATTTCCCAAAAGACGTTCTTTACGTCCTCGAAATCAACGCCGCGTCCCGATATGCGGGTTTTTACTTCGCTTGTAGACACCTTGCGGCCTTCACGCTTTGAATAGTATTCGGAAAGTTTCTGTAACAACGGAATACCTGCGTAGGAAATCTGGCGCAGCTCCTTGCCATCAAGCCAACCGCGAGAGCGTACCTGTCCGAACGCCAAAGCTATTCGCTCGAAGCTGACTCCAAGACCCGATGCCATATCTGCGAGTCGCTTTGTGGTGTCATACAACTGGTCGTACTCTACTCCGTAAGCCGCCAACTGTTTTACATCTCGGTTTAATTCAGAGAAAGTAAACGGCGACTGTAATGCAAGTTGTTTAACTTGTGAGAACATGGTGTTGGCGTTCTGTACATCACCCAAGATACTCTGTAATGCGATATGTTGCTTTTCAAGCTCGCCACCAGTCTTTATCACACTCATGGCAAACTGCTGCATACCATAAACAAGTCCTCCCTGCATAACCAGGGACTTCAAATCCTGCATTGTAGAGTTAAGACCACCGGCGGAGTTTTTCGCCTGCTCAAAAGCGCGAACAAGGTCGCTACGCACCTTTGCCGCCGAATTTGCAATCTCCTGCTGGTGCTTTCGCTCTAAATCAATACTCTTTTCTTTCTCGCGGTTTGTCTTTTCTTGCGCCGCATTAATCGCTCTTTGGTCTTGCAGTGCTCGCCCTGCCTGCGTTGCGTCGTGTCCTGTACCGATACTTCCTATACGGCCAACAACATTCTGACCTTCTACAAGCCAAGTGCGCATCTGTCTAAGATAGCGCATAATGTCGATAAGACGATGTATCTCAGCCTCCGCTTTGCTCACGTCGGCTCCCAACGATATGCCGCGGCTAAACTCACGTCTGAGCGATCTCACCTTATTGCCAAGCGAGTCGTAACGAGCCTCCGCTGCCTTTATTTCAGACAATCTCTGCTTGTTGTCGCGTGCTTCCTGTCTTTCGTTCTTCCTGTCCTGCTTTTTGTTAGCTCTCGTAATGGCATTGTTCAGCTTGTCCTGCTCCGACTTGGCATTGCCGATTTCGTTTTTGAGTATCTTGTACTCCGAAACCAGTTCCGCCACCGCGTTCTTGCTGCCAATGTCGGCGTTGTTGAACTTGTCGCGCATTTCAAACAATCGCGAAATGGCACTTCCCACTCTTGATGTGTCAGCACCGACCTTAAAGCCTCGTTTGGCAGAGTCGTTGAGTTCGCGTATCTTTCTGCTCACCTCGCTCATAAGCTCCTGCAAGCGTCTGTACCTCGCCTCCATTGTTTCGAGGTTGCGGTCGGTTGCCACCGCCTTTGCCTTTTCACGACCATAAGCCTGCATTGCCGTTGAAGCCTTGTTGAGTTCGACAGAAATATCGCTAAAGAGTTGCTTCATCTTGTCGACATTCGCCAGTTCTCCGTTCTTGTTTGACATTGCTGCTTCCATTCGTGCCACAACGCCTCCAAGTCCAGAAATGCGCTCTCCGAACATTGAAGTATTATATCCCTTTTGCGTGCCTTCGTTCATAAGGTCGCGTAGCTTGGCGAGTTTTTCACGCACAGCGTCAATGCGCGCATCCAGTTTAGAGAAATTACCGTCGAGGTCGGACAAAGGATTCGGCTTCTGTAATTTGCCGATAATTGCATCCACATCCTTGAGCGTCATCGCCAAAGTCTTTCCGTACATACCGAGCACATGGGCATTATCCGCACCTGTCCCGAACATCTTGTCCTGAAGCGATAATAGTCTGTTTCGGAAATTCTCAATGAGCCTTGTGGCGTTCTCTATATTCTTTGTGTCAACGTTTGGGTTTGCAGCCTTAACCTCGGAGATGTGCTTTTGGGCGATGTCTATTCTCTGTAACAGGGAGAGGTATTCAAGAGCTTTTTTTAAGCGTGGGGTAGGGTCGGGAAAATCATTGGGGTTAAAAGCTTTCCCTTGGTCTTTCATCGCCTTCGCTCTTTCTTTGTTTACTTTCTCAATCGCGACATTTGCTGCGTTCAGAATGTCAACGTATTTGCGCCCACTGTCGTCCTTAACGCCAATAACCGCACTTGCCTTGCCTTTGAAAGCGTCAAGGGCTTCGTTCAGTTTTAACTGGTAAGATGTTTGTGCCTGTGTCGCTGCAACGTCCTTTTCTCTTGCGGCTGTTGCCTCGTTGAGCATTTTGTTAAGCCCCTTGTTCTCAACAAACGGCTGTATCTTAGGTGCAGTCGCAGTCTTGCTTTCTGCTGCACTCTTTTCCTTCTGTGCAGCAGTGGTAGCCTTTAGCTGCTCCTCCTGCTTCTTGAGGGCATTGGTCTGCTCATTGACCGCTTCTGCATTTTTCTTGGTCTGTTCCTCTGCTCTCTTTCCTGCATCTGCAACGGCGTTGGTTTCCTTAGATACCCCCTGTGTAGCTACGATGTATTTGTACTCTATGTCTGTTACCTTGCCATCGAGTGTGTTTAACCACTTGTCGATTTGCATGTAGTTCTTGATGGGGGAGTGAATGAGGGATGTGCCTTCGTTTATAAGACCTTGGAGCTCTTGCCGAATAGCCTTTAGACCACTGGCTGTCGGTGCGTCGGCAAATTTCAAATGATTTTGCAGCGACGCAATAGCATCAATAGCTTCTCTACTTTGATATATTGTGCTTTGCAGATTAAAACCAGAGTCAGACAAACCCTTTTTTGACTCAATGTTAGTCAGAGCGAACTCAAGTTCCCGCACAAGTTTGGCGTACTGCTGTAATTTTCCTATATTTAAATCTTCCGTTATACCCTTCCAGCCACCTTTGGTTTTCCCAATCACACCTAATACCGCCTGCAACTCCTTTGCTTCGGCAGACGTATCACCGAGAGCGTTTTGAATTTTTTTCAAAAAACTTATATTCTTCCCCGATACATCCGTATCAGCAAGTTTTCGCAAATTCTCCTGCGCTTTCCTGGTTTTTGCATCAACGCCAGTCATGCCATCGGCAATCTTGTTCAACTCCTTAGATACTGTTTCTTTGAGTCCAAGGCTCATCCATAAACTTCCAACGTTTCCGTCTGCCATATCCTGAAATATTTATCGTTTAGATTTTGTTATTTAAATAATCGGAGAGGCTAATCTTCTTGCCAACAAGACTGCCCTCCTTCTCCTTCTTCTTTACCCAGTTATCCCAAAGGTCGTCCATCTCCTTTGCGGTGTGCTTGACACTACCGTCGGGGTTGCGCTTCTTGTCTTTCTTGTACACAATAATGGGCTGGTCTGCAACCATGAGGTCTATCTGTACCGAAGTGTAGCCCCACCAGTAGTCGTATGCCTTGATGCCGTAGCGCGTGGCAAAGAGGAACGGGAACTTTTCGGCTAACGAGAAGGCTGCTCCCCAGCTTGTCCTGCTCGGGTAGCTTTCACTTCTTTCTTCGTCATCGTCATCGCCAGATCCGTCATCCCTGTCGCTAATATGGTAGTCAGCGAGCACACTACCAATGGTACTTTTTTTTTAGCTGCGTCAACGACCCTCAGAACCTCGATTGCATCCAAGTCCTTGATGTAGTACAGCCAACGCCAGTAAGCCCAGTAGAAGAAGCGTAGCTTCCAAAAATTATTAAGAAGAACGATGGCGCACAGCTTTACGCCGCGCTTCCACTCGTCTTTCTCATTCGCTGTGACGTGCGAAAACTTTCTTATCGCACCTCGTTTAAGCCAACCGATTTTGCGCTTCCTGCCCATAAAGACAACCGCTTCGGGTTCCGCCTCCAATACGCTGTCAAGAGCTTTCTGCAACTCGTCGCTGGGTTGTTCTATCTTCTTTTCTTCCATACCGTTTTTCTTGATGTTAAGTCTTGTAAAAACAAAAGCGGAAAACCGCGACCCTTGATAAGTCCGCCGCTTTCCGCTTCATATTCGATTGCGTTACGCCGCTTTTTACTTTAAGCAGCTGCTGCCTTTGTAAGCCAAGCGATGCTCTTCTTGCCAGCACCCTCGATAGAACCCGAGAACTTGAACGCAACAGGCTTTGTGCCTGTTTCATCCCACTGCAAGGTAGCGTAGAGGGCGATGTTGGTGATGACCATGACGTTTGTCTTGGTATCGTCAACGATTGCGATTGTGCCCTGAATTTTGAACTTCTTAAGCTCAAGAGCAACGCCGGTAAAGCCTGTTGTCGCGTCGAGCTCGGTGTCGCCGGTCTTCAAAGTGACCTTTGTAAGTTCGCTCACCGCATCGTTGCCAAACATCGCAGCGAGCAGATCCTTTGCCTTTGACGGAACAACGAACTCAACGTTGAAGTCGCCAAGCTCGGAGGTTGTCGCCCAGTCGCCTGCAAGACCGATAACCTTGTAGTGGTTGATGGTTGGGTCTTCCATTGTCGCCTTCAGTGAGTCAACCTCAACAGGCAGTTCGAGGTCTGCTGTAATGTCGATAGTAGCCTTGCTGAGGTCTGTGATTGCCTTAGCGTACAAAAGTGTCTTAGGGCCTACAAAGAGGTCCTTCAACTCTTCGATTTTCTTCATTGCCATAATTCAAAACTTTTTTAGTTAAACCTTAATTTTTGCGTTTATTTGGTTCTTAACGAGCCCTGTATTATCGTTACCGAAAAACCGTCGCCGTCGTCCGTTTGCAGAGTGACACGCGGCTTGGTTACGATGATGTTGTCTGTTGAGATTGGAAACTTTGTCATTACCGCACTGACCTTCTCGGATACCGCAGACACGTTCAACGTATTGGGGTTCCTGGCGGATGTCTTGTCACGGACATATATCTCTATCTGCGCGGTAGTCGTATAATCGTTGAAACTGCCGTCGTCGTTCATCTCATTGTTGTAGATGCTCGACGGGAAAGACACAACGATATAGCTGTCGGGCCTGTCGCAGACAGACTTCGGACGGTTTCTTGGATAAACCTTGTCACAGATGCCTTTTACGGCATTGCCAACATCGTAGTATAGTGTCTTTATGCTTATCATATAGTTACTATCGTTCCTTCAAATATACCTGGTATTTCATCAGTTAGTCCAGTAAGAACATCGTGGTTGCGCTTGTTCTGGACATATTTTGCATATTCCATCGCAACGACAGCAATCAACGCATATGTAGCTTTTGGCTTTCTTGCTTTAAGACTTCGCCGTGCAACACTAATTCCATCCTTTCCTCCGCCTCCATATTCACCAGTGAAAGGTCTTGATACCGTCTTCCCATCTGGCATAACGTGTATTACAGGTTCTCCTGTATAGTAGGCGGATAAGTTGTACTTTTCACCTTTTGCAAGTGACCTGCGGGTTGGCGGTTCAAGACCGACATTTGTTGCGTCTGCGATGCTAACAAGTTTACTACGATGATATACGCCTACAGCGAATGAGTTCAACAAGTTACCAGTTACGTCATAGTAGTTTTTTGTGCCAGCATAGCGCTGAACCATCTCAATGGCGACCAAGTTCAACTTGTCAAGTATCGCTTCCGTCGTTTTCTTTCCTATAACATTCTTCGCCTTAATGGCAAATTGTTCCGCCAAGCTTCCCATACGCTAAACCCTTGTAAAGTCCCAATAAACAACAGTTCTATTATTGTCAGGCTCGCAGTCCTTCACCATTCCGACCTCGGTGTTGTTGCCGACCGTTGCGTAAATCATGTCACCATCAAGAGGACATCTGCCGGCATCCCATTCGTCATATCTGACAGGAATTGATACCTTCCTCTTGTTCTCGTCGACATTCTTACCGCCCTCGGTAGTCGTATCGGTATAGCTGCGGCCCTCGCCTTCGTAGATAACAATCTCTGTGTCATCGCCAACCTTTGCGTCATCATCAGCAAACGGATCGTTCTCGTCCGCCTTGCCGACAAGCACCCTAACGATTTTTATCGTGTGAGGGTATCTCGGGTTTCTGATATTTGCCTTTCTCATACATCCTTATTTTATAATGTGAGGAAGCGGGCATCCGAACGCCGAAATGTCGGCACGTTTCACGCCATGAGAGGTTATTCTAAACGACGATTTCTTCTTTAACATCGAACCTGGCTCAAGCTCCGCATAGATTGCGTTGGCTTCCGCCTTGAGTTCCGCACGGTCACGCTCCGACATTTCAAAACCGCCTTCCGTATGACTCCATCCGTTATCGGAGTCGGAAGTGTTGTTCATCTTACTCGGGCCGAGAACAAGCCATTTTAGAATATCGGCATAGGCAAGGCGAACGTCATCACGGTTAGCGTCAGCATACGCCATGCTCCCGTCCAACGCCCTTTCAATGAGGATTGTATGCACTGTGTCGTCGGGTATATTGAAACGCACCTTGCTGAACAGAGCATCCTCCAATGTATATATATTATTGCCTTTCTTCATGCGCTAATTCGATTCGAGTTAAATCAGAGATTGTTTACGCTATCCGTCCAAATGCAGCCGATTGCAGCTACAGGAGGACGGATAGCTTTTGTGTCTAGGCAGCTACGCCTTCGCCCTTCTTGGTGATGTCGATAATCCAACGGTACGGGAAGTCGAGCATCGCCGGTACTGCGGCAAACATGAGGTCGGTATGCCACTCCATGTAGTCGCCGTTGGCGATTGTAGAGTTGCAGAGCAGGCCGAGACCCTTGTTTGTCTGCGCGAACACCTTCTGAACGATATTGTTTCCGTACTTCTCGAACATCGGCTTGTCAGCAACCTGCTTGCGCTCGTACTCGAAAGCATTACCGGCAGGACGGAGAACAACGATGTTGTCATCCCAGCCCTTAACCTTGACAACCGAGCCGTCGAACTTGAGGTTGCGCTCCTCCTCGTCAATAATCTCGATGCGTGAGATACCCTGGATGTCGGCGAACGCCTTGAGGAACATCTCTGTGTTCACGCCGTAATCCTCAACATAAGCAACGTAGTGGGCCTTGCACCAGTTGATGTACAGCTCCTTAATCTGCTTGTTGCCAAGGAAGGTGTTGTAGAAGGTGTCGTAGGTCATCTGCCATACGAGGGCAAGGCGGTTCTGACCGAACTCCTTGCGCCACTCGCTCTCAATCTTGCGCATCTGTTCGAGGATGTTGCAGTCAACGTTAGCCCATTCGAGCTTGCCGCACTTTCTGAAATTCTCCTTTGGAATTGGCACCTTGTGAAGCGGAATCTGAATACCGCGGGCGATGCCTGTATAGTCAAGTTCGCCGGTTGTAGCCAGCTTTGCCACCATGTAGTTCATGGTCATGTCGAGAGAGTCCATCAACTCCTGGGTGTCATTGCGCCACTGCTTTACGAGGTCACTGTCGTTACCAAACTCCTCAAACTGCTTCTCGCGGTAGTTGCGCTCCTCTGCGGTTTCCTTGAAGCCGTCGGTAATGAAGTCGGGAATAGTGGCAGAATAAACTGCCAATGCGCCCTTGTCCTTCTGGAACGAACCTGCGAGCGGAGCACGGAGGTTGGCGAGCGTTGCAGCGTGCAAAGCGGATGCCTCCACTGAGAATGTAGCCACGCCCTTATGGTTGGTAGGCGTGAGGTCGGGCGCGATAGTACCCTGTGTGAGATACCAGCCGTAGTTTACATGGAAGATGTCCTTCTTGTCGATAAACTTCTGCAAGTATCTTGTATTCTCTGGGTCGCTGAAGAAACGCGCCTTTCGGGAATTATTAAAATCAAACTTTGGCATATCTTTTCGTTTTTGTGTTGTATGTTTTTCCGATTAGTTCTCTGCGTACCACCACTCTGCGTAGCGGCTCTTGTTCATCGCCTCTACAGCTGGCGGAATTGGGCTCATGCGTGACTTCCACATAACCACGTCAGTTCCGAGCAGACAGAAGTCATTGAGGTAGCGCGGAGCATAGAACTTGTCACTGCCAGCCAATGCGTGGAACGGCATGTCAACGTCGCATGGAGCAAAGCAGTTCGGGTTAGTAACCATAGCGGAAACAGTTGCGCCTGCCTTTTCCGCCTCCACGAGAACCGTACCGACGGTAAGGGAGCCGAGAGTTTCTGCGAGTGTAACCTTCCAAACATCCTTGCCGTCATGCACGTCATTTTCAACCGCAGTAACGAGCACACCCTTACCCTTTGTCTTGAAGTCCTTCGGGCCAACCATGAGATTGTCACCCACAAACGGAATGTGGTGATAGCCGTCGCGTGTGATGTAGATGGCTGTATCCGTAGCAGCAGTGGTAGCCTTAGCCACCTCATAGCTCTTGAGCACCTTGATTGTGCCGCCGCTGTTGTCCGCAAAACCGAGGCTGTGCTCGATGAGGTCGCCGGCATAAATCTTGGCTGGGCCAGGGAACGGGTTTTTCAGGACACCGCCAATCGGAGGGCGACGGAACGCTTCCTTAACGGCGCCAGGCAGGTCAACAAACACATGACGCTGACCGCCGATAGTCATTTCTGACTGCAAGATTACAGCGCCAGTAGCATTGACTGCACCCTGCGCCATCATCTGTCCGTAGTAATCCTTGTTGTTATCCATAACTTTTTACCTTAAAAATTAAAATGTTTACTTTTCTTTCGGTTCGATGATGTCATCCCACTCGTCGTCACGGATTGTCTTGCCGCCGCCAGAAGAAGAGCCGCTGCCCTTGTGCGGTATAGCAGTGTTGCCTGTAGCACGCTTGAAGTCGGTAGTGTAAATACCCTCTGCCTTTGAAACCAGGTCGATTACATCGGCATCATGGTCGGGAATTTCAAGTTTGGAGATTGCAGTGTCAAGAAAGAAATCGTTAAGTTCGAGCTTTGCCTTGTCAAACTTATCCTTCAAGCCCTTTCTGACCGCTTCGATTGTAGCGGCTCTTGATGCCTTCTTGTCGCGCTCCTCATTTGCCTTTTCGAGGGCTTCGAGCTTTGCGAGCAGCTTGTCGTACTTGTCGTCGGGCTTGTCCTCCTCGCTCTTCTTTCCATTGCGCTCCTCCTCTTCCTTCTTCTTGCGTTCGGCTTCCTCTCTGCTTTTCTTAATCTCGTCAGAGACATTCTTGTGCAGATTGCCGTCCATGCGCTTGAGTCGGTTTGCTACCTTGGTAACTGTCTTGGCGTTCGCAGCCTCGTCGTCACCAAATTCATCCAGTACGTCATTAAGTTCTTCGTTAATGGTTTTCTGGCTAAGTGCTTTGAACTTGGTGGTATCAACCTCCTTGTTCACCAATGAAAGCAGTTCTTCTACTGTCATATATAAAAGTTTTAGTGTTGGTTTCCGGTAGTTCTTCTACCATTAATGTATAAATATACGTTTTTCTTTCGCAAAAATATGAATAAATATACAATTAACCAAATATTTTCGATATATTTGCATAAATATTTTGTATATATATGCAGAAAAGTTGTTTTTCAGGGTTGAAATTGGATAACGGAGAGCCTATTTACACTCAAGAGTACATTCAATCACTAAGAGATAAAGACAAGAAGCATCCCGACAGGTTGAAGATTATCGCTCAACGTGGCGGACAGGAGCGTATGCTTGCCATTGATGCTGATATTAAGATAGTCGGAGGCTCGCGAGGAGGTAGTAAGAGTTTTAGTTCTCTCATGGAGGTGTTGAAAGACATCAAGAACCCTGAGTTCCATGCAACAATCCTGCGTAACGAGAAGGATGACCTTCAATCGCTTGTAACGGACTCGTACAAGCTCTTCTCGCAGTTCGGCACATACAACAAGTCGCAGAATGATATGACGTGGAACTTCACCAACGGAGGCTGGCTAAAATTCTCATACTACGCAGGCTCGTACCAGGACTTCAAGACCCGCTTCCAGGGCCGTCAGTTCGCATACGTGTGCATCGACGAGGGAACCCAGTGTCCGTACAAGAAGTTCAAGTATCTGCTTACCAACAACCGTAACGCCTCGCAAATCCGCAACCGCTTCTGGATAACGTGCAACCCTGATCCTGAGTCGTGGGTGCGCAAATTCATAGACTGGTGGGTAGACGAGGATGGATACATTATCCCCGAGCGTGACGGAGTCATACGCTACTGCTTCATGGACGGAGATACTCCCGACTCAATCTATTGGGGAGATACGCGAGAGGAGGTTTACGAACAATGCGGAGGTATCATAGATAAGCTGTGGAAAGAAAGCTATGCCGAACTCGGATATACCAAGCTCGAAATGTTCATCAAATCCGCCACATTCATTCGTGCCGACGTATCGGAAAACATCAAACTTATCTCTACCGACGCATCATATCTCGCCAACCTTGCACAACAGGACGAGGAGCAACGTATGCGCGACCTCGAAGCCAACTGGAACTGGAAGTCCGCAGGCGACGACATGATAAAGATGGCAGACCTCGAAGAAATATTCGACAATGCCGTACAGGTCGGAGATGGAGTGCGGCGTGCATCCGCCGACATTGCCTTCACCGGCGGCGACAACTTTGTGATGTGGCTGTGGGAGGGATGGCACTGCAAAGACCTTGTAGTAATGCGACTCGACTCTCAAACGCTCGTGTCTGCGGTGCAGGCGAAGCTGCGTGAATGGGGAGTGGAGGAGTGCAACTTCACTTACGACTTGCAGGGTATCGGTCAGTATTTCAAAGGTTTCTTTGCCGATGCCGTACCGTTCAACAACCAGGCAGCACCTGTCGCTATGACACACCAGGAAGAAAAGGGCATCAAGTTCCTGTACAAAGACCTTAAATCACAATGCGCCTTCCTGTTCTACAAGATGATAAAGGAAAAACAAATCTCGATAGAGTCTTCGCTGCTTGAGCGCAAGTATTCGGGAGACGGATTTGACAAGGTGCCGCTGCGTCAGATTTTACAGAAGGAGAGAAAGATGCTGCGCCGCGACGACAACAGCGACGACAGAGGCTTCAAGCTACTGCCTAAGAAGATGGCTAAACGGTACGTAGGGCACTCGCCCGACTTCTTCGAGTCATGGCTATATATAATGATTTTCAGCTTAACTAAAAAGAAACACAAAAAGATAAAAGGACTATGGATGCTTTGAACAATGTAAAGGACGTGCGGGAACTGCTCGTCCGAAAGCCGTTTTACGAAGTAACCCCGAAGGGTTATATGAAACACGGAATTATAGACCGTGAGTTTTCCGAGAACGAAGACCCTTGTATGCCTGCGGATGTGCTGTACCGCAACATCAAAACACAGCAGGACTTCTTGCGCGAGTTCTATCCGTCAGGACACAGGATTTGCGACCCGCAGCAATATCCCGACATCTGGAAGAAGAACCCGGAAACGGGACTTTGGTGCGTGCAGAAAATTCAGCGCACCGCGTTTGCCTTTCAGCAGGTTATTTACACCAAGCACGTTCTTCATGTGACTGGCAACGATATTCAGTTCGAGCTTGCGGAGGGAACCGAAGAAGGTAGCGAAGAGAAACTACAAGAGCTGCTCACGAAATACAAGAAGGGCTGGCTCATGCACGATATGGAGATACGCTTCTTCGAGGCGGTATCTGCATACATGAAGGTTGCAGACTGTGCCATTGTAGGCTATTTCGACGGCGACGGCAAATTCGGAACGAGAACACTCTCGTTCGACCGTGGCGACACGCTGTTTCCGAGATACGACCCGCTTACCGGCGAACTGATTGCGTTTGCACGCAAGTATGTGGACTATGACGAGGAAGGAGAGGAGCGCATCGAGTGGGTTGAAGCATGGGACAAGGAAAAGTTCTACCGCTTCAAGAAAGACCTGTCGGGAGGCACTGCGAGAAATGCCTTTAGAAAGGTCGCGTCTATCTTCGGTGCGTCCGAATATGCCTGCGTCGAAGAGAAACGACACGGCTTCCCGTTCATACCTGTGTCATACGCCCGCAACGAGGACGGCCCTTGCTGGTCTGCCGTACAGCGCAATATCGAGGATTATGAGGAGGCGTTCTCGTATCTCTGCGAGAACAACAAGGCGTACGCCTTCCCGATACTCACGCTTACCGGCGAGGGGGATGAGATAGAGATAAAGGGCGATACGAACGGCGCTGCTAAGACGATTATGATTACCGACACGGACGGCAAGGCGGAGTTCCTCAATGGCACGGACGCGTCAAACGCCTTCGCTACACAGCTCAACAAGTCTTATGACCTCATCTACGAGCTTTCGTTTACCGTGAAGCCGCCCGAACTCAAATCGGGAGACCTGCCGGGCGTTGCAATCAAGCTGCTGTATTCTCCAGCCCTCGAAGCTGCCATGAATGACGCACAGAGATTGCAGCCGTTCCTCGACCAGTTGGTGCGTATAACTAAGTTTGGCATCGGAACGGAGAACAACTGTATGGCCTCAATGGTTGCACTGCCGGTCAATGCGTGGATTGAGAGCTATATCCATCAGAACGACACTGAGCTTATCACTAACCTGGCCACTGCGGTTCAGAACAAATTCCTCTCGAAGCAGACTGCTTCTGAGCGCAATTCCAAGTTCTCGAAGAACGACGAGTTTACTCGTATCATGCGCGAGCAGAAAGAGGAAGACCAGCAGGACTTGCTCATCGACATCCAACGCCAGGAGGCGCAGGTCGAGAACAACATCGAGCAGGAGGAAGCACTTGCAAAAATTAACAATCAGCAGCCTGGCGACGACATCAACACAGGTCGCGGCAAAAAAGGCAGACCGAAGAGGTCTGACAAGGCATGGGACGAGAACGGCAATTATCCTGGACGCAATAACTGGGATAAGAATCTAAGAAAGTAATTCATGGAGTCACAGGAATACGCACTTAATAGAACCAAAGCGCAGATAGCCTGCGAGTCGCGCGTACAGAAGCGACTGTTTAAAGTTGCCCGTGAGATAGCGTCGCTCGCTTCCAAATATAGGAGGGGAGCGACACTGACAAACGAGAATGGGTTTATTGCGGCCTCACAGCGCATTGCGTTAGGCGTTGCTGACGGAATAGAAAGTGACATCGCCGTCTGCGCAAAGACCGCGTGCTCGATATTGAATATCGGCACGGAGAGCACGGAAGCCTTTCTTGTGTCAAAGGTGTTCGGCAGGACATCAATGGAGCGAACCACCAGTTATCTGAAAAACTTTGCGGAGGACATGGTGCGTATGTGCAAGGCGGGCGTATTGATGAAATACACCGACTCGCAGCTTCTGTCCGCGATACGTACTGGATATAAAGATCCGTACACCACATCCGTAATCACGAAGGCAAGAAAGGAGGATATAAACATCGCCACGCCTTCATACGGCAAGGGCATATTTCATTCGGCGTATCAGAACATCGTCCGCAACGCGCGGCAAATGGTCGCCGTCGCATGGGGCAGAGCCGAACAGCAGTACGGCAAGGAGCACGGGGCGATAGGCTACTACATCTTTCGAGGAAGTTCGTATCCATGCGCGCACTGCGATGATGAGACGACGTATCTGCACCACTTCGGAGATCCGTTTCCACCGCTGCACTACCGGTGCTTTTGCTATGTTAAATTTGTTTACGAAAAAGAGGAGGAGTAATTATGTCAGAATACACATTATCAGCCTATATGTACAAGTTGAAAAAGCAGTACAACATGGCGGATATTTCATATCTTATATATGCCGACCTGCGTGCGGCAGGTTGGGGTAAAGGCGACGCTTGGAATGTAGCTTTCCAAGGCCAGGGCCTAAACTGGGCCAAAGCTGAACTGCTTCGCGAGATTGAGAAGCTCGAAGCACTCGACTCAGTTCAGGCGCGCATTGCGGATGTACAGGGCACAAACTCGCCGAAGAACGACGAGATAACCGCGGAGGAACTTGCAAAGGAGACTTCAAAGGAATCCATCCTGCGCAAGCTGGTAGCTGCTGAAAAGAAAGCCAAGAAAGGCTCTCCTGACTGGCTGAAGATTGTGTCGCTTGAGGCGGACTATAACAAAATCAAGCAGGATGAGATAGATGTGGAGAACAATACGATTCACTTCCATTTACCAGTCAACTATCCAACTTCGTGTAAAAATTGCCTTCTTTATAAAAACAAGAAAGATAAATAAATACAGAAATAGCCTCGCAGTAATTTCTTTGCTGCAAGGCTATTTCTGTTTCTACTTGTACTTCTTGCCGGCAACCTTTTCAAGCGTTGCCACAAACGTTTCTTCAATCAAACTGTCATTGAAGGTCGGCAGAAAAACCTCTTCTGGAAGTGCCTTTCTTTCTGCCGTCTCCATGATGATACGCAGGCCCATTTCGAGAGCATACTTATCTTCGATGATTTTAATGATACACTCTTCCATAACTATCTCTGTTTACTCTTCTTTCTTTGCAGGCAGGTCGTCCTTGATAAAGCTGTATTCCTGCGTCTCTTCCGCGCTCTTCATGTTGGATATGAGGAAGTGCTCCGCAAGGTCTGCTTCCGTGATGCCGTATGTCTCGTAGATAACTCCGCTTGGCGTGCGCTTCTTGTAGAACTTGCAGGAGTTCCACATCACTCTGCCAAACTTCTGCTGTGATGGTATCTCCTTTTCCTCAAGATTGTTATCCTCACAGAACTGTCTGAAGCTGTCATACAGCGTCTTAGCGTTTATCCAAACTGGTATCTCGCCCTTCGTTCCCTTGTCACAGCGTATCTCATACGCCTTTAGCCATGCCAGCACGGGCTGTGTGCCGAGATATGAAAGAATGAGCTGCTTGCGCGAACCTTCCGCAGACGGAAACTGAAACTTACGCTCTCTCAACATACGCTCGCCTTTAAGAACCCAGTTGAACACACCTGAAAGCTCCTCCTTGATAATCTCCGCCGCAAGACGCGGATTCTGCTTCTCCTTGGGGATTGTAACGTCGAAGCTGACATACTGCAAGCGTCTGATAAAGCCGAGCGTGACATCCTCGGGGAACGGAAGCTCGTTGAGATTGAAGATGAGGTATGGAAGGCTCTTTGACTCCAGTACGTTCTCGCCCAGCTTTCTGTACGGTACGGGCTCTCCGCTCACAAGCCTCTTGAACATACCAGTATTCTTGCGTCCGAACTTCTTCGGGTCGGAGTCGGAAGACCAGTTGAAGATGGCGTTACGGATAGGGTAGCGCCCTCTCATGCCCTCGTCACCGTCAGCGGTAAGTTCCGCATAGTCCATTTTTGATATGCGGTCTTTGCCGAACAGGGCGCACATAACCTCAAATATCACACTCTTTCCGTTTGCTCCGCTACCGATAAGCATAAGGCACAGCTCTATTTTGTCGGACATTTTACCTTCATACGGATTGTATGCGTCACCGCGCTGCACCAAGCCGAGACCCATGAACATCTGCAAGATGTCACGCGAGTCCTTGTCTGGCAGCACATCAAGCAGAAATCTCTCCCATTTCTTGCACTTCGCTTTCGGATCGAAGTTGTACGGATGATAGTAAGTCACATGATAATGCGGAGAGAACGGCATCGCCGTAGGAGCCACACGCGCAAGGCCGAAGTCAACGACACCGTTGGCGAAAGCCACAACATCGAACTGCGGAACAAGCACGTTGTAGTTCTTGATGGTGTCGATGAACGACTCCTTTCTGATTGTGGAACGACCGAGCACGGGTGCTATGAACAAGTCCTCCATAAGCAACTGGTAAGCCTGCTCCACAACAATCGGCTCCACCACCTCGTATATTTTTCCGTTGAACGTATAGAACGCTCCTGCAAAATATTTTACAGGGCAGTCCTTGGCAAGTTCCCTGATACTCTTGCAAAAGCCCACCAGGAGCCTGTTCCAGCTCTCGCTGTTCACCTTGCCCCAGTCGGTTCTGTACATACCGAAGCCGTACTTCGCGTCTGCACTCAACGCCTTCAACTGCCCGTACAGCGAATCTATCGCCTCACCACTACTTCTTTTCATTCTTCCTTCTCCTTGTGTTTTTCTCTAATTGTGACATCACCTCGCGTCTTTCTGACCCTGCCGCCGTGCAGATAGACGAAAGCCTTTGCACCCTCTTCGCAATACACTTCCACCTCCGCATTGTCGTACATGTTGATAAACGCTCTCGCAAGGCCGTTTACAAATACAGTCGCCTCGCAGTCATGCCTTACATATATGTCGCCGCAGCTCTTGCCGGAGTAGGTCAGTCCTGCGACGCACTCTCCGTTTAATATCACCGTCGGCTTGTCGTCCGCAAGCACGTTCTCGTCCACGTACACGCCGTGGTCGTGAATGACATCTCCGAACTCCTTCCGTATCACTTCGCATGACGGAAAGTTGTGTTCTATGCAGAAGTCAATGCCTCTGACAAACTTCTCGACAAGCTCGTCTTTCGACGTGCCGTCGGCCCATTCGTCAGTCCATTGCTGGCACAGACCCAAGCCGACCGCCTGCGACTTCATCTTAGCCGAAAGCTTCTCTACTTTTCCACCCATAGCTGTTCGTTGTCATGCTTTGTGTTTCGTTCTATATACTCGCTCATGGCTTTCATCTTTGCTGTCTGGTACTCCGCATCACCAACGACGGTAGTATCAACGAACATGCCGGTAAAGATAGCCTCTGCGTTCTTGCCTTCCATTCCGTGAGTGCGCCAATCGCCTTTCTCGTCACGAACCATGCCAAGCGCGTCGATTGCTTCGAACATCGTCGTGCCGATGCCGAACTCCACCTTCCATCCGCCGCCGACCGTTTCGACGCAAATGTACGGAAGCGAGCCTCGTGTCAGATGCTTGCGGACATCCTCACGGATACCTTCCTTGTCGCGGAGTTCCTTCAACTCCTGCTTGCTCAGACTGCGCGACTTCTTTGTAACTACAAAATTACCGCAATATAACTTCTTTCCAAAATCCATATCTATACTTATTTAGTTAAACAATGTTTTTATCCTCTCTAAAGGCATTTCCTTCGCCCGTATTCGCATATCAGCGTTGCGTCACATTTGTTGTCGTCTACGTTCTTGCACTTGCTTGTACGCCTAAAATCTTCGGTCGGGAACAGTCGTCTTGCGGCGTTGATGGATGTCGCCTTGTTGTCAGTGCTTTTCTTTCCGCAATAACTCTTGACAACCTTATCGTGACTTATCCAAATCTCCTTCTGCCAAGTCTTCGGAGGTACAAGATGATAGGGTATCTCAAGCGCAATCAACAGACCTTGCAGTACTCCGAACGTTTCTCCGAACGAGAATGTGGACTTTGCTGACGAACCGAAGATGGCGTGTATCTCCTCCATACAGCACACGCAACTTTCCTCACACACCGTCTTGATGTTTTTCAGAAACAGTGCAATATCGTGATAATCGCAGTCCTGCAAGGAGCAATACTCACGCGTATCGTCAGGGTGCATTACTGCTATGAAACCCTTTGAGCCAGGGTCTATGCCGATGTATGTCTTGTTTGCCATGTTATTTTACTCCTGTTGAATTAAAACCGTTGTCGCCACGCTTCTTGTCATCATTTTCTTGAATTTTGATGACACCGCTCACAAGTTCCGTGTTTGGTATCTCCACAATGCGCATCTGCGCTATCTTGGTGCCGGCTGGGATAATAATGTTCTTTGACAGATAGCTGCCTATCCCAAAGGTTTTTACGATTGCGTTCACCTCGCCAGTGTAACCGCTGTCTATCAAGCCGATTTTCACGTCGGCATCAATGCGGACTTCGACAAACTCTCCTTTGAAGTGCTCTCTTCGGGCGTACAAGCCCTTGGAAGACATACCGCTTCTTGGTTGTATAACTGCTGCGAGGTGTTTGGGCAGTTGCATTTTGAAGCCGAGCGGTATTGCGTAGCGCTCCCAGTCGAACACTTTTACGTCTTCCTTGGTGAACACATCATACGCCGCGTCGGCATCGTGCGCCTTTTCGGGCATCCTGCCGCCACAAAGTTCTATTACTATCTTCTCTCTTTCCATTTTGTTTTTGTTTATTATTTCTTACCGTTCCACTTTACAAACTCCTCACAAGCCTCATCTTCGCCCATTACGAACGTGTAGAGGTCTTTGGCGAGGCAATAGGGTGCGCTGTCTGCATCCTCGTCCGCAAACATTGCGCAGTCCTTGCACTTATAATACTCCTTGCGCTTATCTCCTTTCTTAATCATAAGCTGTTCCTATTTACATGAACATTATAATCTTCCTCACTAATTTTGTAAAATTCCGCACTCTCGGAGTAATAGCCGTTACTTGTTCCAAACCATCGAATAGTGACATCCCCATGAAACGTTGCTAAATGATAAAATGTCCAAGTATAAGTATCTTCAATACATTCTTCATCTACAGGATAGTCGTTGTTTAACTCTTCCGCTGTCAGTATTTCCTCATTCAGTAAATCAGCGAAATCGCCGCAAATATCATCTATATATACATTCTCGCAACAGTCTTGATTGTGCGTCATAATGTAAAATTCTCCATCAGCGGTTTTGAAAAACAAAGCATCGTTTGAGTCATAATGGCTTCTCTCGACCTCAACGAGTGTTTTTCCTTTTAGCACATCAATGTCGCGATAGTTTTCAAATCCCAAAAACATAAGCTATTCCTCCTATATTAAACCCCAAAACAAAACCAAAGCACACAAGCAACCTTCATTTTTTCTTTAGAAAGTAATTCAAAACAATCAAGGTTATAATCCTTACTGACACAAACCCTAATTTGAGGTGCAAATTGTTTTTGTTTCACAGCGATTGTATATAATGATTCGTGGGGGAAAACTGAATTTACATCCTCAACAACCGCGCACATAACCCTGCCATCTTTTCTGACTTCCGCATAACTTTCTATTTGCTGCTTTAGCTTTCCGACAGAATTATTTAGAAAAAATTCTTTTGGCGCAAGAAAAATGTCACCAAGTTTTAATTTTTCATTTTTATCCATAAGCTATTCCTCCTTGTCTTTAATTTCTATAAAATCACCGACTCCCAAACGAGCGTTGTTGATACAATTACATATCCAACCCATAAGGTATGCCTGGTGCTCATTTCTGCCGTTATACATCCTTTCCAAGTCGCACGCATCGTTGATAGACGATAGAACATGATATGCCTCATGGCAGATATTTTTCATAGTCATATCCTTCTTCTTTGGAAAGACAACGAGATTACCGAAGTATTTCCCTGCCTTACTCATACATTCGTCATAAACCATACCTCCGTAGTTTCCTTCACTCATAGGCTCGCCGTTGTGAACAAGAGGCTCGCCTTTCATGTTGGTAAAGCATTTGTCTATTTCTTCTTCCGACGTATTGTACATCACCCAAAGTTTCCTTGGGTAAATCTGCGGTGTATATTCGTAATATCCTTTCTTCTTCATAATTCACGAATTAGCTTAGTTATACGCTTGTATTCCTTAATGATTGGAGCATCAAACCATTGTGTTTTAACGATATATGTCCTACCTTGTTTTATAACTCCAACGAGTTGGGCATTACCCCAGACTCCATACAAATCTATACGATACGCTCCCTTATCTGTAGCCACAAGATAATAGGTCTCTGTACCAAACGATTCTTTGTTACCAGACGTTTCTACGATTTTATCGACAGAGTAAACCGTAATAGTGTCGTACAACTTACGATTGCCTCCTTGGAATCTCTGACTCCTGCTACACGATGCCAATAGCGACACCACCGCAACTAATGCAAATAATAAAAACTTCTTCATATCTCAACTATTTTATTTTAACTATGTCAACTATTTCTATTGGCGCAATAGATTTGATATAATGATACCCTAACGGATCTGTATAGTTCAAGCTATTCCACCCTCTCCCGACACGAACATACGGAACCCTGCATGTACGGATGTTTATGCTATCCGCTTTGTCAGGGTAATGGATAACAATGGTTGCAGAATACCATACCGTATCGTCTTTAACAAATCCGCCGTTCTTGTATTTTTCACTTTGCCAAATAACAAAACCAAAGATTAAAACCGCTAAGGCAAAAAGTGATAAAAAACACATTTCTGCACTCCAGTCATTCAACCATCTTTTCACGTTCATATCCTCAATATTTATTTGTGCAACCTTCCGATATGCCACTTAGAGCACAGTTCGCAGAAATACGGACGTTCTCCCATTGTTTTCAGCTTCGGGTTCTGCTCAAGAAACTCCCATGCCTCATCCTCGGTATCGTAGCCAATCTTCTGCTTCCACGAGTTCCCCTTGCGAGTCCAATGTCTTGCGTCGGGATGCAGGGTGGAGTAGGGTGCTTTGTTGCGGTATCTGTTTTTGCTCATATCCATTTTACGGTTGTTTCTCCGTTGTAACCTTTCTGCCATACAAACCATGCGTAGCTGACTGCACTACCGCCACCATTGCGCATTGCAGCGAACTTGCCGTTCTTTGCGCACAGCACTCTCTTTGAGAATTGCAGTACATACTTAGGCGGCGTGTTCTTATAGAGACTCTCGTAGCGTTTCTGACCCTCCAGGAATGTTGTCTTGAGAAACATCACACACAAGCCTCCGTTAGGAAGCAAGCCAAGCGAGTGCAGCACGAACTCCGATGCGTACTTGTAGGGTGGGTTGGTCAGTATGCACTTGCAGCTGTCGGGCATCGTATCCGCTTTAAAGAAGTCCTGCACATCGCCGTACCCCCGGTCTATAAGGTCGGTGCTCACGACATCGTGCCCGAACTCAATAAGACGCTCTGACAAGCATCCAGTACCACAAGCGCACTCCCAAATCTTCTTCGGCAGCTCGAAGTTGCGGACAAGTCTGTCAATCGCAACAGGGCTCGTAGCGTAGAAATCGTGCTCCTCACGCTCCTTGTCCGTGTGATTGCTCGCACCGATTGTTATGAAGGTGCTCTTGCCGTTTCCGCTCCAGTCCTTAGTCATTACTCAACTTGTTTGTAACCCAAATTATTAAGTGTCCTGCGGATAAAATCCATTCCCTTTTGATAGACGAGTGTCTTGATGCTAATTTTCACACCGTCATGCGTCGTGTATTTCTGTTCTATCGTGCGGAAATATCCACAGTCAACATACTTCTGATATGGGAGATTGTTCCACATGAGTATTTTCGCGTTGCGCAGAATTTCAAACAACTTGTTTCTGCCGATATTCTTGAAGTGGAGGGTATTCGCAGCTGCCTTGATGTCGATGGCGGTCTTGCTTTCAGCCACTGCTTCAAAGAACTCTACTTTCGGCTTCTGCACCTCAAGCTGCTTCTGCTGTGCTTCTATCTGCTCCTGCTGCTTGGCAGCAAGCATAAGAGCCTGGGAAAACGTCTGCGGAACGCCCGAACTCTGACGTATCTGTTGTTCCATGGCGTTAAAGGCATTCATATACTCCAGCTTGAAAGCCAAAGCCTTCGACCCCGTAAAGCCCATAGCCAACAGAGTAAAGCCGTCCCTGTTCATCACGTAGATAGGCAGCTTCTTCACACCGCCACCAACAGGCATCGGCTGTTCCACCTCCGTAAGGGAAAACATCTTTGCAAGTTGCTGATTGTCAACGAAAAGTGTTTTTTCACTTGTCGTTGACAGTAAATTATTAATAGCCTTTAGAACATTGTGATGTTCCTTGCCAAACTTCTCTGCAACAATCACACTTGTCGTCAGAGCCTGATTATCGTTACTTCTAAATACAATCTCTTGCATATTATTAGATTTTAAGTTGCAATTACTTTTTGTCATTTATTGTTTCCACTCGCAGCTTGATATGTTCAGCCGAACCATACCAGGTGTATCTCTCCACGGCTGAAGCATTTTCTGCTGCTTCAATGGAGTTTTTGAGTGCTTCACACGCCTCTTTGTCCGAAAGCCCCATGTTTCTTGTAGCACTAAGGAATAGTTTGGCAAATGCTTCTATTCCGCTTTCTTCGGGGTCTAAAACAATCTTCGCCATATTACTTCCTTGTCTTGTCAAGTTCCATAATCGTAAGTATCGCATAGTTCGCAAGGTCAAGCAATGAGTCTCTCATACTCTCGTCCTTCACCTTCGCCTCGTCAGACATCAGAGACTTCACGCGCTTTAGCTTCTCGGACAGGTGCCCGTAGGCGTATGTCATACCGCACTCCGCAAACAATTCCGAGAAGCTATTGCCGTAGTCGTGATTCTTCGCCTTGAAGGTGTCGTACATGCCGTTGGTAATGTCGCGGAACGCATCGGCATCTCCAGTTGGCTGTTCAGTAAACGCGGAAAGCTTTGAAAGAACGTCAATCGGATCAAGGGAACATCCGTAATGCTCCATACGGTATTTTTTTCCGCCGCTGCGACTGCCACCACAAATAAAGTTGTACGCCCAGTCGTTCTTCGGGTTCTCTGTACTGAAAATATGGCAGAGATTAGCGTCGATGGCACGTCTTCCGTGTTGCATCACGTCGCCCAGGGATATGTAGAGCGGTTTCTTCCCGAGCGCATCGCTGCGCACCTTGATGTACTCGCCGACCCATGCGCAATGCGGGTCTTTCTTGTCAGCGGAGCTTATCAGCTTCGGACCGCCGCACACCTCGAAAAGCGGTACTTTGGGCGTTACATAGTTTTTGTCTCCGTGCGGAGTTTTCAGCGTTGTCAGATACTGGATGGATTCACACATATCCGTGGCAAGACAAAAGCTCGCCACTTGATACTTCCTCCTGATTATATCGTTGGGCATCCTAAACTTCAAGCCCTCCTTTATGTCCTCTCTGTTAATCATTGTTACTACTCCTTTCTTTGATTCAACCTTTTTCTATATTAATGTCTCACCACGCTCCACAATATCTTTAGTTGAAAGGTAAAATACCTCATTTTCAATCTCGTCACAAGTTACTTTTACAAAGGATCCTAAATGATGAGGTTTAGAGGAGGTCTCAAAATACTCTCTCGGACTATCTACAACCTTAAAAAAAGGACGACCTACGGTTGCAATGATTTTAAATCCTTCAAGAGTCTCTAAATCTGTCCTGTACCTCGGTAATACAGGACAGTCTTCGCCCATTATTTGACGATGACGAAATCTTGCCACCTCTTCTTCGTATTCTCTCAATCTGATCGGAAGAATGAACTCTAAACCTATCTTAATATCTTCTTTCTCAATCACTGTTACTCCTTTCTTTGAACGGCACCCATATCTCCTCCATCTCACGCATCGCAAGCTCGTAGGCATCTATATCGCCCTCCGTAGGGTTGTTATTGCTGTGATAAACAACAATGGCAAACACAAAGTAACGAAAGATTATTGCCGCATCGTAATATTGACGTGGATGACGCAAAAAATTGCAACAACCATACTTACCACCGTCAGGCAGCGTGCCGTCACCAGATACCACAAGCACATTGAGAGGACGAGTCACCCATTGTATGTCTATAGGCTCTCCCGATTTTATACGCTCTTTCAACTCCTGCGCCTCGCAGTACCATGCGTGAAGAGCACCATCACCGGCATACTGCACCTTTGGTATAGGGCATTTCAGCAGACGCTGCAAATCATCCAATAACTCCTGTTTCATATCTCGTTCTTGTTTTTACCTTCTTGTTTCTTTGTAATGTCTGACATATAACGGTATATATTCCTCGCCATACCGTTACACCAGTCGTCAACAAACGGGTCGCTCTCGAATAGTGGCAGTTTCTTGAAGTCAGTCTTGAACCAATTAGCGAACTGCAACAACACATAGCGCATCACAGCTACATCATGGGCATTATCCATCGCTCCATCAAGATTTCGCAAAGCTCTTTCCGATAACTCGCGCAAATTGTGATACCCGTAGAGTATTCGTCTATTTTTATTTTTTTTCTTCATTTAAACCATTATTTTAAAATAACCTATAACTTCTTTTATCGGCATACTAAACATGCTATCCTCTGTAATTCCCGACTTTATAATTCACATTCGTTATATAATTGATAAAGCGGATATGAGAGCATACATACAAGACCCAGTACCATAAATCCAGCTACCAATGACTTGGTGAATGCAGCCGTTACGGCAGAAATAGAAAACATTATCACTCCGAATACCATCAACAACATGAAACGCCTGCGCCATCTGCGGCGCTTAATCCTCGCCATCTTTTCCTCCTCCAACTCTTTTTCAAGTCTTTCCATGAGGTTTTCCATTCCGTTTCCCATACTTTTACAATTAATTTTACTACTTTTGCATCTGATAAAACCAGTCCGTAGAGACGGTCAATTCCGATTAACAGAAAATGAACGATTAATGTAGGTTCCAAATGCAGCCAAATCCCCGATAAACACGGGGTTTGTGTAGGTAGTGTATGATAAGGTTCTCAACCCCTATCCTCACATGCCTCTGAAACGAAGGTACAAAATAAGTTCTACAATCATACACAAACTCCCGTAAATACGAGGTTTTTGGTGCATTTTTATCCTACATCGAGTGTATAATAAATATACATAGCTATTCGGCGACAAAGAGATGTTCCACTTCCCAGTTTCAACCGCCAGGAAGTTAACAAAACTGAATATACATAAATATACAAGTTTACAGTTTTTAACAAATGGGAACATAAGTTTACACAAAGTCAAAAATCGGAAGAAAAAATTTTTAAAAGAGGTGACTATGCCGTCAAATAGTCAATTCTCAGGGGGGCGCACCCTGTTTTCTTTATATTATATGCAATAATATAACGTTAAAAAGTGCTAAACGTACATTTTATGTTTCACGCTTGCCTTATATTATAAAAAGTTGTAACCGCTTAAAAATCAATACATTATACATTTATATTAATTTCTAATGTGTATAAATATAATGTTTCACGATTTGTTAAACATATTTAAATTTTGACAGGTTGTCACTGACAATTAAGATTTATTAAGTTAAAATTGTCACTTTGTCAGTCTTTATGCATATAATGTATATTTATACACCACAAAAATCTTGTAACACATTGATATATAACAAGTTAGCTATTTGTTAAAATTGTTAATTCATCTGTCAGTTGCACGCCTTTTGCTTTATATATAGTATAAACATAGGGTGCTGCCTGTCGTACGTCCCACGGCACGGCGCTACACTGATAGAGATAGAGACAGGGACGCAATACAATAACATCTAATTATACAAGATTATGACAAACAAGGAATTGCAAGACGTTTTGAAAGCGTCAGAAACAGTGGTTAACAATGTGGCAGTGTGCGAATTGCTTAATACTGAAGTACAACAGCAAGCAAAGAAGGAAACCGAACGCCCAACGGCTTACGACTCCCTGTACTCACTATATAAGGAGTACACGAGAGCAAAGCAAGAATACGACAACGCCGTAAATTATTGCTTGTGGCTTGATGAAGAATTCAGCGGATGTGCGAACGTCGCCATATCTTTTGCAGTTGAATCGGTTGCACACACACGGGGTTTGAGTGGTTTTGCCAAGTGGTTTAAAACCAACAGGGAAATAAACACGCCCTTTGTGTCTTCTTTGCCACAACTTGCAGCGTATGTGCTCGCAGCAGTTAAGGACTACGAAAAGAGCCTTAAAGCGGTCGAGGATAAGAAGACAGAAAGAAAGAGCCTACAGGAAAGACTCGCTGCTGCACGTGCTGCACTCGCAGCAGTAGAAGAAGAAGTAGCACAGGCAGACAAGAAACAGGCAGACAAGAAGTAACACACAACACACAACACACACGAAACAGGGTGCACCGCTATTCGGTGCACCTTTTTTCGTGCTCGCTATTTTGGAAATTTCAAGCGGTTCGACTCCGCTTATAGCGTCTAACATACTCGCTATTATTACATAATAGCCCTACGGCAGCGACCAGAAGGAAGCCGTTTGTAATTCCGCTAACCTTTGTTTCAGCAATACAAACTCTCTTGTTTGTCACTTGCACAGGCACAGGTCGGGTGAATAACCCGACAGGGCGGCGTGTGTCAGGTAGATAGCCACTACCCACACACGGCGGACTTAGCGCAGAGAGCAGCGCAGCCGACAAGGCGGCTGCTTGATGTGCGACGACTGAAGGCAGCGAAACGAGAAGAGCGGAAAGACAGACGGCAAACTGAGGAAGCAGTGCGAGTCCGGCGTGAGGACTGCGAGAAATTAAAAATAATTCATAATTCATATTCTACGTTTGGCACACATGGACGAGTTCCTAACGTGCTGCGCTTGTTACGGCTGCGCGCTCTGGTTAAAAAGCAGCCGTCACGGATAGTTATTGCTTATTCCGTGTGAGGTATTACCAAAAAATCTGCAATACGTTCATAAGGTTGTACGTAGAGCCTAACTGCACACAATGTGTGTGCGACGTGCGGGATTATCTCGTGAAAACGTGCGAGGAATTGGGCGGTTACTCGCTGCCGTTCTCTATGAGACGGCGACAATGCCCAAAGGGGTACGCTGTACAATATGGTGCAGCGTTCTGGGACACGCAAAGAGAGCGTGACTCCTTGGCAATGGCTGCGTGCGTGGTGACATTCACGCAGCTCCTATTATCAACCAACTAAATTTATTGAATTATGGAAGAGAAAGAAAAAAGCGTAGCAATAGCAATGTACAATTATTTCCTTGAAACGCTGAAGGGCAAGGAAACGTTCGAGGGCAAGCATCATTTTTTGAAGCCTGCGAACGGATACTCATTTCTTTACATTGAGGACGGCAAACTGATAGTATCAGGCGGAGGCGTTGAAACACACGCTATCAACATTGACAATAAAATGGATATGCTCCTTCTCACCTTTGCGTACTATCGTGTTTTCGTTTAACGCCTAAAAGGTAGCCGACAGGCTGCCACCATTAACCATTTTATTAACAATTAAAAAAAAGAATTATGAAAGAGTTTATTTATTTCTCAACCATGTGCTATGTAGTATTTTACGCTTTATGTCTTGGTTACTCAATCGTATAATAGCGAGCGTCCAAAATCATGGCAGCATTGCGCTGCCAACAATACCAACCAATAAAATTATAAGATTATGAAGAAAAGACAGATTATCTATTCAAGTACGATAATTGTGCTTGGAATTATCCAGTTGCTCCCGTGTGTGTTGCTTGTAAGCAGTACGATAATTGGGAATGTGCTTGGAATTTTCTACGCTCTTCTTGTGACGTTCATCTGGACGAGTACGAAAAATGGTCGATGGTTCTGCGTTGAGCTATACCGCAGTACGCTGCGCTTGGAAAAATTCCTGCTCGGCTGCAACGTGGAGAGTGATTAGTACGATAATTGTGCTTGGAAACTTTCAGCCTAAATGCTGCCCTGCGATGTGGGGCAGTACGATAAATCAACCTTACAGAATTATGAGACAGATAGAAATGCGCAGAGTCAAGCGTGACGAGTTTTTCCGCTTGGCAAATTCGGAGTCCGCTCCCGTTTGGGTGCGTGACGAGTACAACAGAAGTTCCAAAAAATTCGAGGCGTACAAGTACGACAATGTGAATTATTGGAGCGAGTTCAAAGGTTCACGCCTTGTTTATGTGGATTTTGTGTTCTGAAAAATTCAGCCTTAAAAACTGCCTGCAAGTCGGGCAGTACGATAAGTAACCAATTAAAGACAAAGGATTATGAAGTTCAAGACATTTTTATTGATTGAAGCAATCAGATGTGAAGGACTTGACAATGGTCAGTGGGATATCTATTGGCACGTCATCCCTGTGGACACAAAAGAGTTCTACGGAACGAGAGAAAGTCACACGCTTCCTGTGGGAGCGTGGATAGCGGTCTACAAATGGAACCATGAAAGGATGGGTTTAATTGACAAGCTCTCTCCTGACTTACATCTGAGTATCAACGACAAAGAAGAAGTTCTTTTCTTCAATGTCAGCGAATAGTTCACGCCAAAACGCCACTCTTATTTGGGTGGCTCTATCAACCAAAACCAAAAGAATTATGACAAACGGAGACAGAATGTTTCTTGCTGCGATTGTGGCAAGCTACAAGAGAGTTATTTCAGCTGAGTGTGAGAGAAGACACCTTGACGAGCGTGAGTATTCACGGAGAGCTGCGAAAGCAGACAGGAAAGCGAAGGAGATAGAACGTCATTGCTCTCGTCCGCGTTGTTTCTAAGCCTAAAATGGACGTATCGCAAATGATGCGTCCGCACATCATTAACAACTAAAATTAGAATTATGGAATACTTTAAGACGCAAGAGTACCACACACGCATCGACGTGTATTTTGATGGTGAGAAATACGTTTTTATCAACGCTTTTCACGGAATTGTCGCAGTAGCGAGAAGACAGGGACTTGTTGATTTTTCACAGGACGGAAATATGGCTCACGCCAGTTTTGAGGTGGAAAAATCTTCCACTATAAGCAGAAGTACAATTACCCGTCTTATTCACAAGCAGGAGAGCAAGTATGTGAGTGCCGTTGTTAACTGCGAATGGAACGATGTAAAATGTGAGAGTCTTCCTTATTTCGTCAGTGTAGCCCTCGAAAAACGAGATTAGTCTAAAAAGGGTAGCCGTTTGGCTACCTCTACAAACCAATTAAATTACAAAATTATGAGTACAAGAAGAATTGAGTGCAAAGGTGCAGCGTTTATGGAAAGAGTTTTCGCAAAGATGCAGGAAATCTACACACACGTTGAGTTCCTTGGTTACGACGGCAAATTTCTGACCGTGGCTTACATTGTCTAAAAACTTTAGGATTATGGAAGAAAGAGAAATGATTATTCTCTGCGACGGCTCGTCGCTGTACGCAGATGTAGACGTGACGGAGTTGAAAGATGGACGCTGGCACGGAACGTGGAACGGACACAACCTGACGTTTCACGGCGGCACGTGGATGGAGTGACTAACGCCTAAAATCCTACGCAGTTGCGTAGGGACTATTAACCAATAAATTTATGATTATGACATTAAAGACATTCAAAGTATTCGACGCAATCAATCGTGAGGGATTAGATAACACTCAGTGGCTTATTCATGTGCACTTTGAGTCCGTAGACACAAAGGAGTTTTACGGAACGAACGAAAACCGCACGCTGCCCGCAGGCGTTTGGATAGCCGTGTACAAGAAGCGTGGCGATACGCTCTATTATTTCTCTTGTCTCAAGCCCGATTTGTGCCTTGATATATTCGAGGACGAGGAGCTGTTATTCTTCAACGTGAGCGATTAGCCTAAACTGGCAGTGTAACGCTGCCAACAATATCTAATCAATTAAATTATAGAATTATGACACAAGAACAATTAAGCGAGTTGCAGCACGTAAAAGAGCTGTTTAAAAAATTGCAGGAGTTGCAGTATTCAACGATTGGCGACCCTGCCCTGTCCGTAAGCTTGGGTGCTGGCGGTTATTTACATTCCATAAGCGTTTTTGTTCACGTCAGCGAGGAGTATTCCAATGGAAAAGCGCTTGGGTCGTTTACTCTGGCTGTATTTCTTTCCTCTAAAGAGAACGAGGATGCCTGCAACGCCTGCATTGCGTTTGTGAACGCACACCGCACACTCAGAGCCTAAACTGGTAGCCGTTTGGCTGCCAACTATTAACCAACCAAATCACATAATTATGAATACAGAGAAAAATTTTGTAGTGCTTGAGTTTTACCCGAGTTTTACACCGAGAGTCGTGCGTGAGTTTACGACCCGTGAGGACGCAGTGAAGTTTGCCGAGCTTATGAAGAAAAGCGAGACAGGCAGACATACCTACGCAGTATTTTCACGCATTGAGCCGTAGAGCCTAAAATCGGGCGGTACGATAATTCGTGCCGTCTGCCATTAACCAAACAGAATTTTTATGACACAGAATTATTTCGTGTTCCCTCCTTTCGAGGTGTACACAGGCGAACAACTTACAAAAGAAGTCAAACAGAGTTTAATTGCCCGTGGTTTGAAATGCGTTGCGGTTGTCTTCAACTGCGAGAGTTACGAAGATTTCGAGCGCAAATACTTCGGCAGATAGCCTAAACAGCGGAGATATTTCTCCGCTACTATTACCCAATGAAATTTTAGAATTATGAAAACAGAAATTCCCTGCCCTATCAACGAGAAAGACTTATGTAGCGACGTTCTCTTCGACGATCTTTTCGACGATAATACGTATTGCTGCGACGGACACGGCGTGCTGATAGGATTTATCCATCGTCACGTTGTCAAGATAAGTTACAGATACGGCTCAAGTTCCGTACGCCTCGAAGTTCTCGACCATCCGCTCAGCTCGGACATCAAGTCACGGATTATCCAATGGCTTGAAATCGTCTGCACCGGTGTCAACGAAAATTCCCTTGATGCTAACACAAAGCTACACACCACTGTCTTTTACTACGAGAACACGCGTATCAGTGATATTATCTTCAAGTACAGCACGGACGAACCGACCTAAAAAGCCTCCATCCTCGGAGGCACATACAAACCAATTAAATCATTGAATTATGCTAAGAGACAGAAATTGCGACAAGAATTTTGAACGTTCGTTGATGTATCAGATAAACAAGGCAAAGATTGCTGCTCGCAAGATGCACAACGCACGTATGACCGACTACAATGATCCGAAATCTGAGAATGATTTTCACGACGCTATTGTTGAGATTGTAGCCATTGCTTATCACGATTGAGCCTAAACAACCCGTTACGTTTTGTCACGGGTTCATTTTATCAACCATTTAAAATTTTAGGATTATGAAAAAGAACCCACGAGATTACAAAGTGAACGGCAAAATGTATGCTTACATCCTTGACTCCATCTCTTCCGATGATGTAGATGTAGAGTCTATGTCTGACAAGGAGCGCATTGAGTTTGCGCTTGATATGTTCTACGATGAAATCTACAAAAACGACAGGCGCAGAATGTCTACTCTGGAGAAACTGACATACTGGATTAGTGGTCTGTGCTCTACTGTGAGTGTTACCTTTGCAGATTACGACATTGCACAGCTTGGCAAGGAGTGGGGTTATTGCAGAACAGACGCAAGAACCTCGCAGTTTGTACGTACATGGTTTGAGCGCATCGCCAATGGTATTCTGCGCCTTGCAAAGATTTACGGCGTGGATATGAGCCGTTTCCGTCGCTAATGCCTTAAAATCCTGCGTGACGATTGCACGCAGGAACAATTACAAACCAACAAAAATAAGATTATGAAGAAAAGAACTTACAAGACGCTCGCCGGCTTACTTAGAGCAAACGGCGAGCAGCAGTTTACAATGAGCGACTTTTTAGGCGGACAAATCTACGATAATAAGCATTATAAATGGCGTCCGTTCGAGCTTACCGACAACGCTCTGTGTGAGCTGTCTGACGGCTTCTGTCAAGCACTGGGCTGTCAGAAAAGAAAGTACGACGAGGTATTCCACAACATGAAGTACGGCAGAATCGAGAACTGTGGCATACTTTCCCGTCTGTGGGTTGAGCTGCGTGGCAACAAGCCGAGCTTTACCTACTGCGTAGGACAGGACGGAGGTTATGAATATCCGCTTGTCAAGAGAATCCTGTATCGTGGTTATTGAGCCTCAACAAATCTGTGCAGCCTATCTGCACAGAACGACGTTTAACCCATTAAATATTATGATTATGATAACAGATTATTACACAGCCGTACACTGGCTTGGAAATGCGTTTATCCTCTGCAACAATATTGTGGAGAATGACGAATCAGTAATTGAGAATATCGAGTATCCAGAGTGGACAAATGACAATGAAGACGGCAGGGACGGAATCGAGATATTCCAGTGGTTTCTCACTAACATGAGCGGCGAAGATAAGGAATGGATGCAGAAGAATTTCCCTGACCTTATCTTCTCTTACTCAGACAAGCTCGACTTGTGGATTCTTTGCGTAGATCATTTCGGAACGATGTGGAAGGGAGTTTCCACGACTACCAACTGCGAGAATGCAGCAAAAGCAAGCCAGCTGCTGTAGCCAAACCAATCCTCACTCCCACGGGTGGGGATTTCTATTAACCAAATTTTATGATTATGACGAGAGAAGAATTTATCGAAAAGTGCAACCATGTTGTTCGCAACTACAGAAACGTAGAGGAGTTTAACAAGTGTATCAACCAAATACTCGACTCTGGCTGCATTGACTTGGATAAAGTTCCGCAGGATTACACTCCAGCCTATTGGGCTGTAGGTGCAATGTTTCAGCGGTCAGCCGACCAGTGCGTCAACGGAAGCGCTTACGAAGAAAGGCGCAGAAGAGACCGCAGAAAAGCTAAAAATATTGCGAAGTTCATTCCGTTGTGGTTTTGATAAGCCTAAAAGACTCTCCCTTGTGGAGAGTGCAAGTATAACCTAAAAACAAAGAATTATGGAAAAGAATATTGTAGAAGTTGTTATGAACAACAAAGGCGAGGTTGTCGAGAAGGTAGCCGACTACATCGGTGTTTTCAGTTTCGCTAAAACGATAGAAGCTCTTTATCGTGAGTGTCTTGAAGACTGCGACAATCCAGAGGATATAGAGGAATACATTGCCGATTTGTACGGCAAGAATATCCAGTCTCTTGCGCGGGATTTTGCTCTTGAATCAAATAGAGACATGAAGAAATATCTTCACATGAACAATCATAGTATGCCTGGAAATTTCGCAGACATCGAGGACGATTATCCCGCTCATATTACGGGTACACGTTGGTCTTCTGAGTATGCCGGAGATGATTACTTCCGTCTGTTTCCTCAAATGGTTGCTCGTTTGGATTCCGCAGAAGACAGCGAGCGAGCTAAAGAGGATAGAGCATATCTTGAAGATTGGTTTTTCGATGCCTTCGGTACATACAACATCAAGTACAATTTCAGCAACTGGCTTTCTGAGATTGTGTACATGCGCGAAGAAGAACAGGCTATCGCCTAAACTGCCTCCCTTTTGGGAGGTACGATTAACCAACAAACAGAAGAATTATGGCATTACAATGGAAATGGACTGACAAGATGGGCAAGGCAATCATCTCTCAGAACGAGAGAAAGTACGAGATTGGCATCTACGGCGGCAACGCTCTTGCGATATTCATCAGTGAGGACAAAGACTCATACCAGCTCTACAAGGCTGTCGCAGCGTTCAACCGTGACCGCCACAATCTCCGTTGGCAGACCAAGCAGTCAAAGGCGTTCACCGATGCCTACAAGGGCTCTGGTGCGTACTTCACGATGAAGAACCTCATCCTGTTCCACGGCGCACGCTTCAATGGCTGCACCACGGCAAAGCAGTCGCTCGCACGCATGGAAAATCTCGCCTCGAACCTCGAAGGTTGGGAACTCCTCGGTGCAATGAAGCAGCTTATCAAGGACTCTGGCATCTCTGTCGAAAAGAAGATTGCCGAGTGGAAGAAACAGCCTGCAACTAAGAAGTAGTACGCAGCCAAGAAGGAATTGCCGTTCCGTCTGCGGTGGCTCGGCATCATTTATGAAAGCTCAGCAGAAGAAGGTTCCTTACCCGCCTATCGGTCAGGAACCTTCCTTGCAAGCTTTGAAATCACACGCTTACAGACAGACACCCGTCCGTGAGCCGCAGACAAGCCTAAACCTATCCGTTGTTCAGCAGCGGATAGCCTATCAACCAAAATTTGTTTATTATGAAGTACAGAATTGTTTTCTACACCTTCGAGTACGAGGGTGTGAACGCAGCGTTGGACAAGTCAATGCCTATGTCACGCTATGCCTGCCGTAAGTATCTCCGCGAAAACGGATGGAAGTACGAGAAATCACGATGGCGCAACGGCTTCGGTTCGTTCGCCGCCATCGTGGAGTACAAGACACGCTCCGCAGCCTAAACCACAAGTGGTTACACATCGTAACCGCTTGACTTATTTACAAACCATTAAATAACAATAGAATTATGAAAGAAGATAAGATTTTAGAGATGTTTTTCGCCCCCGAACGCTGGCAGTACGCAATCGCCAAAGGTGTTGTCAAGGACATATCCAAGGGCGTGCTCTACAAGCTCACCAAACCCGAGGCGCGCGCACTCATGTATCAGCGCATCCGTGACGGCAAGTACAAGATAATGCCGCCACATACAGCGCAGATACCGAAAGATAACGGCGAGTTCCGTACTGTATATGTGAACGAGCCTGCCGACCGAGTGTTGCTCTCCATCGCCAACGACCTTCTCTTCGAGCTTATGCCCGAGATGGTTCATCCGAGCTGTCGCTCGTATCAGAAAGGTATCGGCTGCGGTAAGGTGGTACAGGAGGTTTCACGCCGTATGTGTGCGTTGCAGACTTCCGATGTGCTCGGCTTCAAGTCCGATTTGTCGAAGTATTTTGACAGTGTTCCGTTGGAGTTCGTTGACGCAGCTTTTGACAAGGTGGAGGAAAAGTACGGGCACTCGGCTCTGATAGACGTTCTTCGCGACTACTATCACTCCGACCTGTACTTCACTCCCGAAGGTGAGCTGCACGAGAAGTACCAGTCGTTGAAGCAGGGTTGCTCCGTTGCCTCGTGGCTCGCAGACGTAATCCTGTATCATATCGACGAGAAACTATCGCAGCTCGAAGGCTATTACGCTCGATACTCCGACGATATGCTTTATGTCGGTAGTGACTACGTTAAGGCGATGCACATTCTTACGGAGGAGCTTGGCAAGATGCAGATGAAGCTCAACCCGAAGAAGGTGGAGTATCTTGACGCAAACCACTGGTTCAAGTTCCTCGGCTATTCAATCAAGGGCAGTAGCATATCGCTTTCCTCTACACGCATCAAGACGTTTCAGAAGGAGATAGAGTCGCGTTCGTGCTGTAGACGAGGTGCAACGCTTACTACATCGGTAAACATGATTAACCGATACCTCTACAAGGGTTATGACGGTCACTCATGGGCTACGCAGGTTCTCCCGATAATCAACGTAAAGGAGGACATCGACACGCTGTCTACGTTCATTCTTGACGCTCTGCGTGCTACCGCAACCGGCAAGCGACGCATTGGAGGTCTTGGTTTTGCCAAGGAACAGAAGATGGGATGTATCTCACGAGGACGAGGAAAGAATGTCACAACTAACAGAGCTAAGACACCCGAGCGTATTGACGGCTTTATGTCACTTGGTCTCATGCGCAACGCATTGCTGACCTCGCGAGCTGCATACGACACACTTGTAGCCAATCTCTGACAAACGCCTAAAAACGGATGCAGCCCAAACGCTGCATCCACAACCAAAACCAAATATGAATTTCCGAGAACACGGAACTGCGCAACGCAGGATGCCACATTTATATACCCGCCTCAAAGATTCGGGATGTCTCTGGACAATCCAGAGCGTATCCCGAATCCTAAAGGCTGGTACAATCACGACCATACAGAAATGTTCCACGGCATAATGCCTGTGCAAGGCGGCGCACACCGCCCTCGGCTTGAAGAATGGCATCCGTTTAGCGCTCAGGTTGCTAACGATGACGACGTCGATACGAACCTATCGACGTCGTCATCGAGAAACCTGACCTACATCACTCGTTTACATCCATGTGCCACAGCCATCGTTCAAGCCCACTCACGTCAGCGCAGACGTTCGTCTTCCCCGAAGGAGTACATTTGCTACACCAAGCTTACACGCGGCGCTTGGATGGTTATCACCATCTCGCTCGCCGCGTGCTTGCTTCAGTTCGACCAAACCCTTACAGCCATGCGCCACGCTCCTTGTGGAAGACAAGCCATTGCAAGCCTAAATCGGGCACGATGGGGAGACAACGTTTATATCCCAGTACATAAGGGCTGTGTTAGTGCCGGTTGCAACAACCGGCGCACCCAGCCCCACTACTGGGCTAAATCAGATTCTTACAGCAATGTACCCGTCTCCAATCGTGCCCACAATACAACCAACGGAATTTTGCGGTTCCTTATGACGTGCCGTGCAGCCTACTTTAATGATACCGGTTTCGTATCATCCGCCGTCCACCAGGTTGACACCTGGCTCCCTGCCGATTTCTCAACCGGTACATATCAAATCCTTACAGTCACGCAACACGGCTACAGGCACGTCATTACTTTAAAAAGTGCTGCATTTGTTCGTGAAATAGCGATAAAATCACTACCTTTGCATTATAAACCAATCACAAACCAATCAGCAATGCTTGCCTTAACGACCTCGTATTGTAGAGGTCGCTATTAACCAATAAATTAGATTAAATTATGGCAGTAACAAAATTTGTAAGAGCGCAGGACATTCTCAAGGAGAAAGGGTTCAAAGCGCCACCGTTCGATACGGCGGGATTTCAGAACGCAGTCGTGGAGTTCTTTCGCAACAATGATGTATCAGCAAAATTGCCGGTTATTCCGTTACGCTTTGTGGAATTGCCCGACCCGCCGCAAAGTGGCTTTTCCATGCCAGAAAAAGTAATGTTGCACGCACCCGACTGGCACGTCTACTATGAACGTTCCACGGGCGTAACAGTTATTGAAAACAACAAGGCGGCAAAAGCACTGGAAGAACTCGGAGGGGAACTCGAAACCGATGACGGGCGCTATTATTTCTTTGAATACAGAAATGCCGGCACAGAACAAGTATATAAGGGCGGACATACGGACGTTAATGGGATTACTTACGCGGAAAAGCCTGTAATTTTCGTGGACGAGCCATACGCAGCCAATGCGGTGGCTTTATTGAAGATGGCTGGCTTTATCGTAAGCCGAAAGCACAAATACAGTGGAAGCAAGTATCTATCTTGTTACGATGTAACCCTCACCTAAGCCAAACAGTCTCTTCGGAGACTACAACTAACCAAGCCCTACGCAACACGGTCAAGCGATATGAAATGCCCAACAACAAGAAACAGGAGAATGTGGATGACATCCGTAAGGACTTCGCAAAGCGGGTCTACGACCTCTATATCAATGCTGCCAACGGAAAGATTGATACCTACGACAAGTTTCTGACTCGTTTGGAGTGGCTTGAAATAGACTACTCCGACGCATTGTCCCCATACGGAATATACGAAGACCTGTGTCCTGACGACTTCGATTTGGTGAAAATGGCGATAGAGGAGGGTACACCCCTCAAGGACTTCGCCTATCAATGGTTGAACATATACAATATCATTGAGTTCGCCAAAGTGGATACAAGTTCGCTCGTGCCTCCAACATCCGACAATTAGTCAAAACGGCAGGTTTACCCCTGCCACCAATTAAACCCTATTATAAACAAAATAACAGAATTATGAAAAAGAGATTTTCTATGCTTCCAGTCTTTGCGTTTGTAGCATCCATGTTTATGTTATCTGCGTGTGGTGATGATGATGATAGCGGTAGTACCGTTCCTCAAACCCCGTCCTATAAAATAAAAAATGGCAATATTGTAGGAGTGTGGAGAAATGGCAGCGATTGTTTTGTGTCATTCTCGGCAAACGGATATAACTCTGCGCTATTATCTAATACGTTTATTGATGATGGCGACTATACAATCAATGGTGACACAATCCTTGTACACAACACTTATTTCGCAAATACAACAAAATATGTTGTAAACGATATAACAAATGACGCTCTAACTGTTACCATTACATACAAAGACCGTTGGACGGAAGAGAAAACTGTTAAGGCTAAATTTAATAAGGCTATTGACACTCCGTGCGTCAAGACTCACGCTTTGGCCGGAAAATCCTATTTGGCGCAATATGCGTTTAAATATGGTGGTCAAATGTGGAGAAAAGACTTTTTTAGCTACAATACGGCATCTTGCACAAGACAGGATCTGGCTCAATCAACCCCATCTACCTTTTATTATGTTTATTTAGCCCCCAAAATCTATTTTTATGTTATCCAGTATAGTATGTTTTATTACGATACGGTAAGATATGGTACGGTTGTTCTTGACGCGAATAATCAAATAGAAAGTATGGGGTCTCTTTACGGAGAAGCGATGTATCCACAATCGTTATATTAACCCCGTAAAGGCACATCTTTAACACAAAGGTGTGCCTTTATATCGCCTAAAACAGACCCTCGCCGAGGGTCGCAATTTAACCATTTAATTCATTAATTATTGTAAAACCACTGCGCCCATACCGAAGTAATATTATAAATAACATTAACTTTGCGTTGCAGGCGCACTAAATTTCAAGAATTATGACACAGCTACTTAGCACAAGACGCTGGATGGACCTGCTCACTCCCGAGCAGCAGAAAACCTACTCCAGCGCAATCCGAAAAGGTTACTTTGCGACTTATGACGGCTATCGTTGGCGTCACGAGTTCTATGGAGCTTTCATCTGGAAACACCCTGGACGCGTGAAGATCATTGATAAATTCAAGCAGGTTATCGGTCGTGCACCATTGTGGGAGGACATCACGGACGACAACCTGCGAGACCTGAAGGAAGAGCTGGACGCTTCCTATGCGCCGAACTCTGTGCGTACAATATGCGCAGAGATTAACGCAATCATCCGTGAGAATGCAGAGTCGAAAGACATTCCTTCCATGTCCTATGCCCGTGTGCTGCGTGCAAAGAAGGTGGTGGTACAGTCCGTGTTTCTCACCGACGAGGAGATACGCAAGATACACGAGTATCGCCCTAAGACAGTACGCAGACGACATGCAAAGCGCATCTTCATGCTTGAATGCCTTTGCGGAGCACGTTTCTCCGACTGCCTGCGCCTCTCGCCCGTAAACCTCTCTTCTGATGGTCGCACCCTGACTTATGTATCAAAGAAGACCAACCATGAGGTGACGGTTCCCGTGCACCCGTGGCTAAGGGAGTATCTCGTTCCGTCTTCACCTATCGAACCGCAGTCACTTGCAGTTCCTTCCTACAACGACGCGATACGTTTCTTCTGCCAATCATGCGGTATCGACCAGCAGGTTAAGGTGTACCAGGCAGGTCGCGAGCAGACAGGCCCGAAGTGGAAGTTTGTATCAACACATACAGGTAGACGCTCGTTTGCAACCAACCTGTCGTTGAAGAACGTACCGTTGGAGCAGATAGCGTTGATGATGGGTCACTTCACGGGCAACGCCCCGGATGTTTCCATGACGCAGCGATACATCGTGACGCGACTCCAGCTGTCGCCCGCAGCGTTCCAGGCGTTCTCGATTCCTGGTTCCGAAAGAGCGGCGGCAGAGAACGAGGCTTACAACAACCCGACAAACGATTTTGACGACTTCGACGACTTCGATATTCCCGAGGACGAACAGCTCGTTATACCCGAGAGACCGCAGACCGAAGCATCGTAAACTATTAACACAACCTCAGCCCTACCGCAACACGGACAAGCGGAAAATTATGAAGATTAAGACCTCAAAGTACAATGAAGTAAGATTATCTGATGTTGCTCAATACATCAAAGTTCCTGCACAGATAGTAAAGCCATCTACACCAACAAACGGAGTGTTGATTGGTGAAGTTCAATACGAAGACGGAAAGAAAGAACGAGTATATTCAGACTACGACGTCCGTATCAATAACATTCAGTTGCCATTTGCAGCTGGAAAGGAAAGCTACTTCGATAGCGAGATAGAAATAAACTAACAGATTCAGCCCTACGCATCACGGTTAAGCGAAATATTATGAAGAAGTTAAGCAAAGAAGAAGCTATTGATAAGTTTGGCGAGGATACCGTCAACAAGGCGATGAAAACAAACGCAGAGCCTACCAGTAGAGTCATGTATCCATCTTACGAGGTTCCTTCACATATTGGCAAGGCTGAGTATGCAGGTGACCCGGTAAAGGTTGGCGGTTGGAAACTGACGGCATACTATTATCTTTCTCCTGAGGATGAAGAGAACACGGATTCCTTCGACTGGGATGGTAACGTGGAGTTTGAAGCAGAAGAAATTTGGTAAACACCTAAGCCCTCGGCATCACGGTTAAGTCAATATTATGAAGAAATACAGCGTATATTACAATAACAACGTTGAGTGCAACAAGGTTGCGGAGTTCGCCACATTGGACGAAGCCAAAGCCTATTGTACGGAGAACACAAAGGGCTACGACGAGGTTTGCGCAGGCGACAACTGTTATGAAGGTCGCAGCAACAATTTCCGTTACGAAGTCTACGAAGGCGACAGCTGCTTTGTTCTTGACGAGGATGGCGACGTTGCGGAGTTCAAGAATACCGTCTACGAAACCGAACAGTTTTATTGCAATTAACAGACCTATAATATAAACAAAGAAAGATATGAAGAAGATTTTATCTATTTTGGCAATTATGATTGCCGTGGTCGTGCAAGCAAATGCACAGAAAGTTTTTGGTATTGATATTACCACGACTTGCAAACGATATTGCTATCAGCTTGCAGCAAAGAAAGGTTACAAGCCTTACGAAAGTGTTGCTGGCGATAAGCGATTCAAAGTTACATACGCAGGGTACAAAGGTACTGAAATGCACGTAAAATATGACCAATCAAATGATTCTATAACCGAAGTAGCTTTTTACTTTCCAAATAGAACCAAAGAAGAAAAGTCGGATATATATAACGATTTAGTCCGTCAGTTTAAACAGATAGACCCAAATGGAAGTGATTCAAGAATGGATATACCACTTATAAACACGCATAACAGAATGTGGGCAGGTAAGGCTGCTATGATATTTGATGAAGTAAGCGGCAAACTATTCGTTTCATATAAATCTAAATATGAGAGAAAGGGTAATACCACAAAGGCAAGTCCAGATATTTAGTTGGTAATTATTCACCAATATATATAATATCATGTTTTTAAAACTTATGATTTTGCTCATGTTTTATGGGGCTTATTGCCTCTTCAAGGGCAAGTAAAAAGTTGGCTGGCTCATTTGTTTGGGTCAGCCTATTTTGTAGAATATGGTGTAAAAAACAAATTAATCGAATAGTTAATAACTGCCAAATGTTAAAGTTTGGTTAAAGGTTACTTCTTAGGCACGCAGATAGGAATATTTTTCGTATCTTTCTCTGTGAAGTCCGAAGCCCATGAGTAGTTTATGCGGTCGCATAACACGCATTTTATATTGCCAGAATAAGCATGAAATCCCGTCTGTACAGCGATGTGCAGGCGGGATTTTTTGCGCTCCAAAAACCACCGAAAATATGCCAAATTATGCGATCGCATAAGTCGCATAAAACATGGCATTTTATATATAATTTTTATCGTTGTAAACACTTGGTTATCAATGTGTTATTATATGTTTATGCGACCGCATACAATCGCATCTATTATATATTATATATATAGTATATATTCATACTAACGTATTCATATATCCTATACACATAATATATAATTTTTTCTCTTCAAAGAGAAAGCGATTTTTGGGGGTTGGAATTGGGTGTTGGAACGGTCGTTGAGGGGCTACGCCTTGTCGCCGTTCACGTAGTCGATAATCTTGCGCACGGCATCGTCAATTCGTTTCGTGCCGTAGGCGATATAATGGTCTGTTACGTCCGCCCAGGAGTGCCCGAGGCAGAGGGCAATCGTTTCTCGGGGTATCTCAAGCTCCGCGCCGATTGAGGCGAACGTGTAACGTGCGGTGTACACCGTAAGGTTGTCAACGATGGGTTTGTATCGAGCTGAAGGTCTGCCAGGCCCGTGCGCACGCTTAATAACCTCCCTCGTGCCGATTTGCTTTAGTCCTGCACACCAATGGTGGTAATAATGGCGGTACGAAGCATCTGTGTCGAGCGGTGAGAGCAGCCAGTTTTTACCTCGGTATCGTCTTATGATCTCCATTGCCTCTGAGGGTATCGGTATGTCGTAGAGCTTGCCTGTCTTTCTGCGTCGGTATCTTATGCGCCCATTGTACACGTTCTCGTCTTTGAGCGTCAGAAGGTCGGCAGGGTTTATTCCGCACAGATAGAATGTCAGCATGAACAGGTCTCGACATACGCATCTCCGCTTGTCAAGCGGACAATCACGGATAGCTCGAAGCTGCTCCACGCTGATGTTGTTGATAGGTGTTTTCTCTGTTTTGATTTTATACCTCCTGAACGGATAGTTGCTCGTCCACTCGTTATCGAGTGCCCAATTAAAAACGGCTCGAACGTTTTTAATGACGAATGCCTTGTAATTTGTGCTTATCCCGTCGCCCATTGAGCGTGCGAAATTATCAAGCCATGCTTTGTCAACAGAGGCGAATGTAGCCTTGTCGTCAAACTTTTCAACCATAACGGCGGTTCTCAAGTAGCCGTCTCTTGTATTTCCCCTTTTTTGCTCTGCGCACTTGCGGATGTAGTCAACGAGTGTTTCCTTCGGTTTGGGTTCCCTGCCCGTGATGAGAGTGCGCAGACCTTCTTTCAGTCGTTCGTGCTTCATGCCTTCATGTTCGAGGAGAAATTTGTCGATGCCGTCTATGATACGCACAAGCCGTTTTGTCTTCGCCTTTGAGTTCGGCTCGTTCTGTGCGAACGAAACGCCGTTTACAGGGTACTTCGCCATGATGCCTGTGCTCACGGCAAACTCCTTTCGGTTGTCGCGGAAAATGACGGACACGGGTATAAGTCCGTTTTCATTCCGTTTGCTTTCTTTCGTGCTGATGAAATATTTCATAATAACGCTTGTTTTGTTCGAAATTCGCTTAAAAAGTCCACTAAAAAGTCCACCTAACACCACCTAAAAACCCCTAAAAACACATCTTGGGAATTTTTTTTAAACGCTGATGCTGATGTTTTGTACTTGGTTTTTATTTGCGTAATGCGTTGTTAATCAATACATTTGCGGTACAAATAGGGCTGTTGAAACACTTTTGCACAAACATTTCAAGATGCAAAGTTAGTATAAAAAAGCGAAATGCACAAAGTTTTTAAATTATTAT